GGGCCTGGGGATGCTGCATCCTAAAACCCGATGTCCGGGGCTCCCGCCATGCGAAAAAAAATGACGGTGGTGGATGAGAGAAATTTTTTCTGCTTCCCTGGCCGTGCGACCCACCCCGGTGCTACCTTGTCAATCCACAACTGACAGACGCATGGCCTCGTAGGGATTCTGACCCCTGCAGGTGTAACACACGGGGACGTGGGCGTAGCCTCGCGTCCAAGCTCGTGAGATACATACGGAAGCGCGCCAAGTTGTAAGTCGAGGTTCAGCGCGAGAACGTAACTCGAAGCAAGGTGTCGGTCCATCAATCAACGGCGACCTTTAGAAATTGTCTATAAACCGTGGGGGGCCTAAGACAACTCTGTCCAAAACCAAATCTCCTGTCGACTGACGCGGTCGAGTACCAAGATTTTCTAGTCGGAACATAGAGCTGCTACAAACAAACGCCAGTTACTCGTTGACCTCCCAAGCACCTGGGGGTAGGATGTCCTTACCACTTATGCCAAAAGATGAAACACTTTTCGACTGGCCAGATGCGCCGAACCCCAAGAAGAGCTCCAAGTCGCGCCCGCAGAAAGCGGCCCTGGTGGCGGAAGAGCTCATCGAGCAGGTCTTCCAGCACTGGGTACTGACCTGTCGGAGCGGTCGAGGACCAAAGCCGGCGATGTCGGACCAGCGGATAGTCGTCATCGGCGCTGCAATCCACGACTACGGGGTCAAGACATGCCTGGACGCCATCACTGGATGTAGCTTCAGCGACTGGCACATGGGCCAAAACCCACAGGGCAAGAAGTACAACGACGTCGAGCTGATATTCCGGAACGCCCAGAACATCGAGCGCTTCGCCGGCATGGCAATGGACAGGCAATCTGGAGGAGGATTCCTTGACGAAGACTGAACTAGTTGAACTCGTAGACCGCGTCTATGCAACCTGGAACCAGGTAGTGCCTCAGTCGTCCGCCAAAGTCATCTACGAAGCTTGGTGGCGTCTACTCAGTGACCTTCGTCTTGAGGACTGTCACCGTTCACTCGACTCTTTAGCAATTGCCGACAGCTACATGCCGCGTCCAGGCGCTCTACGGAAGTACGTAGTCCTCCAAGACCAGAACAAGCAATACGGGTTGGCCCCCCAGCCCGCGGAGGCATGGGCCACACTACAGGCAGTAGGGGCAGCTTCAGCTCGAGGCGAATATGTTCAGGTACGTCTTCACCCATGTGTACAGAAAGCAGTAGCTCTTCTGGGGGGCACTGCTGCCCTAGCGCTTCACACCAACGGGGACCGGAACTCATTCACAGAAGTATACAAGGAAGTGCTCGAAGCCTGGGAGATTGAACTAGCTCAATTGCCTAGCAACGAAACATCCGGTAAATAAAACCAGGAACTAAACAACCGGAAGAAAACATCCGGAAGAAAAGATGGCCAACATGAAAACCCGAATGGGACGACCTCCCAAAATTGACGCGAACAAAACAACCACACTCACCGTCCGCCTCTCGCCAGCAGACAAGAAGCTCGTCTGCGAGCTAGCCGATGGCTACGACATGACACTGACTGAGTACCTGATGACACTGGTCCACCGAGATGCCTCGACAGCCTCAGCCGGCGAATAACCCACAAGGGGACTACAACATGGTTGTACGAGTCCCCGGGTGGCTAAAGAACCAAATCATCGCCCACTGCAAGAAACACAAAATATCCCTCAACGAGTGGATGGCCTCCAGGCTCTACGCCGACCTACTAGCCGACAAGGGTGTGCCGGAACCACCCCAGGCAGCAACGCCGCTCCCTACGCCGGCCCATCAGATACGCGCCTGGGCAACCGGGGAAAAGCTGCTCATGCCCTGCGGACGAACCGACTGCACCCCCGAGCTCGAACACGTCGCGAACATCCCATACTGCAAGGAGTGCAAAATCAGGGTCGGGTAAATTGTCTTTTGTCAATTACAAAATCGCGGAAAGTTCTGACCGACGCGCGCCAGCTATCATTTTGACGGGTTTTAACCCTTGACTTTCGGTTCTTGCGGACATATTCTGCCTACATGAGCAAATTCACCCCTGAATCCCTAAAGAAGTACATCGGCAAATCAGTCGACATCAAGCAGTTTGGGGCTTACGTGTACATAAACGAGCGGGCTGTACGTATCGACGGTAACTCGCTCATCACTGAGTATTACCACCACATCAAAACCCGAGAAGACGGTTTGCTGCGCGACCACTGGATTGACATCAAAACCATCGAAGACATTAGGCTTCGTTAAGGGGTCCCTTTTACTTCGTCATAATCAGGGCTAGGACGTACAAAGGCACTACGACTCCCCAGAACAGTACGACGAACCCTTGAATTGTCGGTCCTGTCTTCCCATGCCCAATCGGTCCTATCCACCAGGATTTGTCCGTGATTTTCAGCCGGCGATTCTTCATGCTTTTCCTGTTCCTCCACACTGGTAGCAGACGTACCCTGTGTGCATCCATTTGTCGGCTTTCCCAGCTCCCCCACAGCGCCAGCAGATTCCGTTGCTTTTGTACTCCACGAGCTCTTTCTTGCGGTTCTTCTGTCCGATGCGCTTGCGAAGCTCAGTCTGGACATGGAGAGCCTCATACAAATCGAGCTCTGCCAGAGTCTTGTCTCCTGCAATCTTAGTGATAACTGCCTGGAGTGAGCGAACGTTTGCTTTCTTGCCCAAGGCTTCAAGCTCCCCCCCTTCAATCAGACTCTTAAGAAGGTTCTCCCTACGGATGTTCTCTTCCTCCATAGCTTTGGCTTCCATCTCCGCGATGATGCACTCGGCAGTTTTGGTTGGGCCGTCATGCATACTGTTCCATTCACGTGCACAGATGTACCCCAGAGACGCGTTTGGCCACCGGATGAGCTCTCCACACCATGTGGCACCAAAGTCGTAGATGCCTTCTCCCGCTGGAACGAACCCGTCGCAGCTCTTGCAATAACCCTTGTAGCGATTAATCATGTCTGTGATTATAAACAGAGCTTTAGGGAATTGCAAATCCTACGCGTTGTCGATTTGCTGAGCTATCCACTTCGCCACAGGGCTGACGACCCCATTCCCGCACATCTTGTAGCGCTGGGTATCCGAAACGACGCTTCCATTCACCCGTAAGAGGGTATGCCCCATTGGCCACCCCATAACCATTTCCACCTCTGAAGGGGTAAGTTTGCGGATTCGCCCCACCCCATTGGCGTCAACCTGGGTCACCAGGGGGACATTGTTGCCGCCTGTGCCCATTCGAGCTTTGAGGGTTGGGTAGATGTATTCGTACACCCGGACGTTGGAAACCCGTGTTCCATCCACGATATAGGGGTGAACAGACTCAATCCGGTGGATAGTTCCGTTCTCTACAGACTCAAGGATGTCCCTGACCACCTGGGGAATTGTGCTGGAGTGAGCGCGACGAAGTATCCCGGCTGCGGCTTTCTGCGAGAGGAAGTACTTCGATGGGACTGTATTCACGTCCTGGAGTGTAAAGACGGGCCACAACGAAGACTCGTCGCCGGTGCTGGGGTACTCCGAAGTATTCCGCATTGAGGATTCCCCATTCAATGTGATTCGCCCCCAGTTTTGCCATTTCGGCCAAGACTGCCTCAAAGTCGTCACCGTCTCGACTGCTAAGTGCTCCGACGACGTTTTCCCAGATAACCCATTGGGGGTATTGATTTCCTGTTGCATCACGCATCTCCTTGATTACTCGTGTGGCTTCGAAGAACATTGATGAACGGTCCCCGCCGAAGCCTTTGCGGGTGCCGGCGAGTGAAAGGTCCTGGCATGGACTACCGAAAGAGATGGCGTCTACCGGGGTGAGCTCATCTCCCTTAACGTTTGTAACGTCCAGGTACTTAGGGATGTCGGGCCAGTTCTTCTGGAGGACGTCTTGACAGTCCTTATCCCATTCAACCTGCCAGCGGCATTCCCATCCTGCTAGTTCTAGTCCTATGTCGAACCCTCCGGCTCCGGAGAATATGCTTCCAAACGTGGTCATAGTTAGGCATCTTATATGTCCCCTTGCGCTAATGCAAGTGGCTCGCTACGATAAAGACATGCTTACTGAACTATCTAACACTGATGCCCTAAAAATCTCTTGCGACGCCTTGGCTCATGGAGTAAATATGAAATCCGCTATGGCTGGTGGGATTGCCCGCGAAATCGCCAAGATGTACCCTCGAGCCGAACAGTTGTACAACCTTTGTTGCAACGAAGAACGTGCCCGTCTTGGTGGAGTCTTCGCCTGCGACATCAACTCCGGTGAAGAAGAAGGTCCATACCGTCTCTACAATCTCTTTACCCAGATTGAGCCAGGTCGAGATGCTCGCATTACAGCTCTTGAGGTTTCAGTTAATCGTATGCACGATATGGCTGTTGGTGCAGGCGTAGAGACCATTGCTATGCCTCGCATTGGTTGCGGTATCGGTGGGCTTGATTGGGAAGATGTGAAGCCCATTCTGACTGCCGCTTCTGGCAATCTGAACTTCATCGTCTGTACTCTTTAGCCTTCGCCCCACATCTGGGCGAGCGTAGGTCTCGTAGGTCCAACGCCTCTTCTCTTCTGTTCGGCAGCTAGTTGTCTACTTGTCAACCCTGCCCAAACTCCATGCATATCGGCTGCCGGAAACTCAAGTGCGTACTCTAAACACTCTTTGCTGACGGTGCACTCAGAACAGATGCTTCTTGCTGTCTGAATGTAGCTAATGTCCTTGTGGCCATTGGGAAACATGAGGTTTGTTTTCCCTCGGCAATTAGCGTTGGCCATCCATGCTGAAGTTTGTATAGCAAGACCTTTAAGAAGGTTGGGTTGTTTTCTTCCGGTTAAATTATTCCGGTTGTTTTGTTCTGACATGATTCTCCTGAACGTAGGTTTGAAATGGACTCCCAGTACCTGGGTCGAACTTAGCCGCCACCCCCAGCGCCTTTAACAACATTTGCTTAGCCTGAGATATTGACATCTTCTTGGCACCGGCGAGAACCTGCATTGCTCCTAGTGCGTATGTGCAACCGGTACCCAATGCGTACACCCCAGAGCTGTCGTTCATCCATGAGTAATCAGAATCGATGACATAGACGCAGCCATTCACTATGACCATTAGCTGACTGTCTTGTTCGGCCTTGTTAGGACCGGACTTATCTACTAGGACATATCCCTGCTCTTCGAAACAAGCTCTTAGTGCTGGAATAAATTTAGTGGTTATGAAGGAGTCCAGACGCTTTCCTTTAAGGGATGGTGCTGGAGCTGGGGGCTGGAATGCGTGATGAAGTATGTTTATCGCTCTTAAATCTCCGGCGGCCCCAATCAAGTACTTGCCATTAGCTGCAATCTTGCTAGTGCCACCGCCGAGGGTTGCGATTTGATACGCGCTTCCGTCTTCGTTCAGTAGTGAGATTCTTGAGTCTGTTCCGACGACGGCAAACCCGTCCCCTTGAATTGCAACGATTGTTGTCACTGTGTGTCCCACCTGTCCGTTACGAAGCTGCGAACGACTTCTGTTATTCGGCGTTTGAAGAATGGGTCGACAATAGAGCCACGCATTTCTTCTGCAATATCAGGACGGATATCAAAGAGAAGGTTGAAGTAGACCTGTCCTATGCGCCAGTCTCCAGGGCTTGTCTTTTCATACTGGTCGAACTGTTCGTTGACGAGTTTTTCGAATTCCAGATATGTCATTGCTCAAACCCTTATTTCATAAGCAAAACATAGGCAAATACAAAATACCAAGGAGTCAATGATGGCAATTTGGCGTAACTTTTCGAGCTTTGTTTCAATGATAGCACTCACCATTTACCCCTGTTTACTGCCTCTAGGTGCTGTATTTCTGCAATCTTGCTGCTTACTTCTCTACTTAGACGTTCTATCTCTGCCTTGAGAGAGTCAATTTCAAGGCCTGCATCTATCACTCTCTCTTCGAGCGTGTGCATATATTCGATTATCTTGGCTGGGTCGCCAAGGTTCTTTAGTCCTTTGACGCTAGATATACGATAAAGCCGGCCAAGCATGACATTCCAATCAAATAAAGGGCGTTAACCATTAGTCCAAAAGGTGGAGATTCCCCCACCCTTCCTCAGAGATGGTCATCGTTAGTGTTCCCGGACGTGTCTTTACTCCGTAGGCATCTTGGAAGTATTCGCCTACTGGGGTGAGACTTGGCGCAATAATTACCGCGCGGCCTTCTTGTTCCTTGACATTGAAGTGGTGGTAATGACCAACAACAAGAATGTCTGCATCGGCTACTCCGGCGTGTGCACGACCAAGAGTCTGGTCCTTCCACCAGTTCCATACAGCTTGTGCCGCGTTTGCCCCAGGCTTGGAAAGGTGACCGTGCGTAAATGCAACGTTCTTACCGGACAGATTTAGCGAAACGGTAAGACGCTCAAGAGGAAGCCTAAAACCTACGTGCCCATATGCATCAGGGTTTACGGAGAGGATTTCGGCTATCTGCTCGAAGATAGCAACATCGTCGTTGTCCCCAGTTGTGGTGAAAGCTTTGCCCTGGAGTCCACGGTTTTCGCCATGGTTGCCGCCCACCGCTGTCACAATCATCTTCTCGCAGTGAGGTGCTGTCGCCATGATGATATCACGGATGCCACGACGCACTAATTTGAGCTGTTCGCGACGGTCAAGCTCTATGCGGAACTGCTGTGATGGGTAGTGCCCGCAGGTGCCTTCCATCAAATCGCCAAGGCCGGCGATAGCAACCGTTCCGATGTTGTGCCCAGAACGGCGCAAATCCGCTAAACGCTGAGGAATTGAGTCGACCAATTGTGCTATCTTCTCAGCCTGGCGAGCTACTCCACCGCCATCACGGTTTCCGGTCTGCCAGTCAGAGAGCGTGACGAGGAAAGTTTCATCACCAGACTTAACAGCCTTTGTGGACTTCTTTGCCTTACGAGCTTCCTTGTAGAGCTCTTCAGGTATCTCAGACTTCTCGACCTTGCGCTTGAGGCGAATGTCAGCTTTGAACGAATAGCAGATTGCGCTATAGGCAGGCTCGTCTGGAGAGTCTTTGCGCCATCCGTCGTATGAGCACCAGCGGATTGTGTCGCCGGCGACTTCGTAGACGTCTGGGTCTAGTCCTCGGGCACGGAGAACGTCGTCCCACGACTTTGGCGTCTCATAGAGGGCGTCTGTGGTGACGCTTCCGGCTTTGCCATCCCAGACAACGCCTGGCTCCCATCCTGAAGGCTTTGGGCGAGACTTTATTGCGTCTTCGTGCTCAGCCTGGTGCTCGATTGCCGCCAGCCTATCTGCCAGCGACTTGCTCTTTTCATTTCGTGCCATCGTCGTTATATCCTTTACAGCGGCACCAGTTATTCCGGTGACTTCCGAGAGTGTCTCGGCCGATTTTGTATCCAGCTTTTGTCAGCTCGGAATGTATGTCTCTGGTTGATGCCGGCGAGGACAGAACGCGCGTAAACGCAGATTTTGTTTCTTCGTCGAACTTCGCCAGAAGTCGTCCTACAGGGCACAGGTCGCTTGACTCTTCGTCAGCCATCTTCGAAAATATTTCTCTAAGCTCTGTCATATGACTCCCGACCAGTACGGTTCCACTGTTGTTCAGTGGTTTCCTGCAGTATACTCTAAGTCTTTTTGCTAGAGTCAAACATTATGGGCACAAAAGATAGTAAAACTCGCGAGCACGTTCTTCGTCAGCCTTTGAGCGAGATGATAAAGACCGCGATGGCCGCAGGAGCAAACAACGATGAACTCCTCGAGGGAATCATGCGCACTCTTGACCAGCAGAAAATGATTTCATATTGTTCGAAAGACGAGATATCAATACTTAGCCCTGCGGGTCGTGTGCTTGTGGCAATCATGGAAGACAGCTCGATAACACAAAGGGCGCTAGCTGTATATCTTGGAGTAACTGAATCAAATATTCAGAAGTCAATTAAGACTCTTATTGATGCAGGCCTTGTAACAAAGCAGAAAGAAAAAGGTCGCAACATCTACCGAGTCAACAAGGACCGGGCGTACAAGCATCCAGATGTTTCACGATTCTATGACGGAATACATCAAATGTCTGTTTTGGCTTCTTCTGACGATGAGTCGCCATTCTGAGAATCAAGCCAGGCAGCAAAGACTTCATCGGATGTAGGTATTACCCAGACTTGCCATAGCTCTGGGTCATATGGTGATTCCGATACGAGCGCCCAAGCAATCTCCAACTCAGACGCGGCAGGAACCACACCAACGTTGCAGTCAAAGCCATAGCGCATTAGAAACCACTTAACTAGGCATCCATCGATGGATTCATGGCGACAATCGGCAGAATCTTCGATTGCAGGGCACACAACATCATCTATGACGAAGTTTGACCGATTGAGAATAATCTTCACAATGTGATGGTCGTTATGCCATTCAATTATTGATTCTTCGCTCATTAGATAAATTCAGGTAAACGGGTACGTCTCAATTGACGAACACGGTCATCTTATACTAATCAGGCCTCTACGGTGGGTTGCTGAGTAGCTTGCCAGTCGGCTTTTGCGCAGTTTGCAGAGCAGAAAAAAGACTCTTTTCTCATTCTTACCATTCCGCGAACAACTTGACGTCCACATTGCGTACAGGTGCAGGGGCTTTGCTTTGAGCCAATAAACTTAACTAGGGAACCGTATATCTCTGGGTCCTGGACTTTTTGTTTCGCCTGTCCTGCCATTGGCTTTGCTGGTTTTTTACCGGCCATTAGAGCTCTCCCTTTGCGTGGTCTCTAATGTGTTGGTCCAGCTTTGATTCGTTGCGAACAACGGTTGCTTCTACCCGGTCTATTGAACGACCAAGGTTTTTACCAATGATGTCGAGTTTTTCTGAGACAACCCCGTGGTCGGCTTTGTTTTCACGACGTCCCTTTTCAACAAGGACAGCAACAACAGCGCCTACTGCAGTGATGAGAGCAACTGTAATTGCTTCCATTTAGAATCAAGCACCGGGTTTAGGAAGTGCGCGCCATGCTGCTTCAAACTTTGCAGCGTCTTTTGCCATTTCTGGAGAAAGCTCTAAATGGAGCCACTTTCCTCCAAAACTTCCGGCATTGTCAGCCTCGGTAAAAATTTTTACCCCAGCTTCGCCTTCGCCGCGAGAGCACCTAAAACCTCTTCCATACCCCTGGTTCTTGTCCTTGGGGTTTGCGTCAAATGCGTAGTCGTGAATCTCTTCAATACCAAGCTCTTTGGTGTACTTGATAAACCAGTTCCACATTTCAACGCCAACCTTGCGGTCCGTGTAACCAACGTCGCATGCCGCCCCAGTGGCGTGAACGCTTAGGAACTTCTCCATACCTGGGTCGCCAATCTTCTTGCCGGCAGTCTTGGAGTTTCTCATCAATCTTGGAGAATAAATCCCCAAGTTTTTTGTTTTCCATCTCTTGCCGCAAAGCTCAACCAGCTTCTCGGTTCCAGGCTGTGCGCCTTTTCCATCAAAACTTGGGTAATAGCTATATTTTCTTGGCATGGTGACCTCCGTGTTTGGGTATCTCTATTTTAGCAAGGCTTTTATTTACCCAGCAGAAGGTTTATTTGCTAGACTTCCCAGGTTTTGGTGTACCACCAAAAGCTTCTGAAATCTCATTCTTGTCAAGAACCCCATCTTCGGCGTATGCGGCCATCAGGGATTCAAGAACTCGAGCGGCAGACATGACGCCTGCTATTGCAGCGCTTTTCCAAAGCTCAACGCCAAAAACAGCGCCACCAGCTATTGCGGCCAAAGCACTAGAACCGAATACCGCGGCGATTCTTCCGCATAGTGAAATAATTGTTTCCATGTTTTTCCTTCTATTTTTTAATCTTCGTCGCTACTAACGAGCAACCCGAAAAAGTAGACAGTCAAAGCAACTGCCGATATCCATATGCCATATGTTCTTGTTTGACCGCTTAGTGTTATTAGGACAAGCGCTGTTCCAGCAAGAGTCCACGAGAGGTCACTTAATCCATCTTTAATTTTTTTAAACATCAGTTTCTCCTAGATACGGGTACGGGCGCACTAAATATTGCAAGAGCACTAGCGCCAATGATTACTCTTCTTGTTCCGACAGGGACGCTTGAGCCAAGAGGAACGTAGGTGTCAATCGCCCCCTGGAACACGTTTATTTCAGACTCGAGCGCCTCTCTGACCTCGGTTGGCGCGTCCTGAACAGCTGCAACCAGTTGCGCGGCTTCTTCTGTTGTTACTGCGCTGATGTCGACCGTGGCAAAGATTTCTGTTGCTTGGTCACCATCGATGCTTTGCAAAACTTTTGCACTGGTAGCAAGTTCAGTGGCCTGGTCTTCAGTAACACCGTTCTCAATAATTGATTCAACAGCACTGGCAACTTGCTCTTCAGTAACAGTGTCGCTTTCCAGAATGCTGACAACTTCAGCAAACTGTTCGTCAGAGAGTGGCTGGTCCAGGACTGCGTCAATTACAGAGTCAAACTTTTCATCAGAAAGAGGTTCATCAAAAACAGCTTCAAGCACTGCGGAAAGTTCTTCTGTTGAAAGTGGTTCAGAAAGAACCTCATCAATAACAGATTCAAACTGTTCATCAGTAAGCGGCTTATCAAGAATGTCGCTCACTACTGAGCCAAGTTCTTCGGCGCTTTCAATGCTAGAAAGAATGTTGGAGACAACATTGGCAAGTTCAGTGGCTGAAACTTCTGTTGTATCAATCTCCGCTACAGCGGCTTCGGCAACAGACTCTACTGGTGTTTCTTCCGCTGGTTCCTCTTGTTCTTCGGCATATTGTGGTACCGAGGTGACGGGTTCATTGCTTTCGGTATCACCTTGGCTCGAGGGTGTCTCAACTGGTTCCTCCGTATCTACTGGGGGTAATGTCGGAAAAACGAAAACGCTTGTAGTCGTGGTTTCCGGAATAGTGCTAGTAGTACTTGTAGTAGTTGTAGTGCTTGTAGTCGTTGTAGTACTTGTAGTCGTCGTAGGTACCGGCAAAGTTGACCCAGATACCTCATTACTCCACCCCGAATACACGGGAATAGAATCATTATCTGCACGAACCTTGAACTGGTATTCGGTGTTAGGCGTTAAGTCTTCAACAATTGCAGATGTCTGCGTTGAAGAAATTGCCCAGCCGGAAGACCAATTGTCGTTTGAGAAAAAAACAGCGTATCTTTCTACCTGAGTATTGGATTGTTCTGGAGCGTCCCAGGCCAGATACACCTTGTTTTGATTGGTTGATGTAATGGTTAGGTTTTGAGGATTGTTTAGATATGGTGCGATTGTCGTAGTAGTCGTACTGGTCGTAGTCGTACTGGTCGTAGCTGCTGGCTGATTGCTTGGGCCCATACTTGGCTCAATTAGATAGGAGTTTCCGTACCATCTTTCAGGGTCTCCACAACAAACTCCGGCGCGAAGCCTGTACTGCTCTTGGGGAATCATCTGAAAAGTAACGTAAGAGTCGAGACCAAAATGGTCATCATTTGCAACAATCACGTTGTTTTGCTCGTCGTAGACCCACAACATTGAGTCAATTCCATACTGTTGGGCGTATGTGCGTATGGTTAAGGTTGCTGGCTCCTCAGAGGTAAAGTAAAAATCTCTGTTTTCTGACGATGCGGTATAGGTTTCGGCCTTGGCTGCGGGGACAAAGCAAAGCAAAACTACTGGTAAAAACAGTATTACTTTGGGTATTTTCGATAAGTTATGCACGCTACACCTCTTATAAAGTGTAGCAAAATTTTAACTTAGCTTTTTACCAATTACGGTTCCATCGAGATTAACGAGGCCTAGGTTTGAGTTCTTATTAGAACTAAGCGTTGCCCAAGCTGGCCAGGAATAACCATAACCAACTTGCGGTGTGAATGTTTCCACAATTCGTCCTATCGAGACAGAAAACTCTTTACCTTCGTGGCCAAGCAGCGGAACAAAAACACGCATTTTTTTCTCAAGCTCATTTGGGCTCCAGTTCATACTGTCGGCATAAAAGCTTGTGCTGCCATGAATATGAATATCTAAGTTGCTTAAAGAAGATATGGAGATTTTCATACGGTTGTTGTTTTTAACCGCTGCTGTTACTACCTCAAACCAGGAATCGTCTATTCCTCTTTGTAGGGAATAAACATGATAATTAGACTCAAATGTAGATGGGTCTGGAAGATTGCTTGATAAACGTTGACATTCATCCTCTGTAAAAAGTTTGAATGCATTAACTATATTTACGTTCATTGTTCTTCCGGTGTTTCCCATTGTTGTGTTTGTTCATTCCAAAACCATATTCCTTCTATAGGCCTTGGCTGTGGAGGTTCCCATTTACATGTTGACTCATTTAAAGTCCATGAGGGAAATTTTTGAGGTGATATAAAAGCGTCTCTAGCAAAATCATAGGCAAACCCTACACCAGCGTAATTCTTGCGAAAGGTTCCGTTGTATGACGTTTGAATCCATCTGCCGCCAAGTAGTGATGAGCAAAACAGAGAACCCACTTCTTCGGACTCAACCCCGTTGTCAATGCAGTCTTCGTTAGCAATAAATACCACCTGTAAGACCATGTTGTTTTCGTCTAGTTCTGCAAAATGTGCCATTACAGCCGATACCTTAGTGCCACATATCCAGAGCCTCCGGTAGCACCTCTTGAATAGCCACTTCCTCCGCCACCACCCGTATTTACGGCTCCGGCTCCGGCATATATTCCATATGACTCATAAACTGCACCAACACCAACGCCTCCCCCTCCATAGCCACCGGTTGAGATTTGGCCTTGCCCGCCTCCGCCTCCGCCTCCGCCTCCGCCTCTTGGTATTCCTTCAGCCATCCAGACGGGTATTTCATCTGTTACTGGGTCATAGGTTGCTGGCACCCCGCCTCCCATGCCCCCATTGCCTCCAGTTTCATTGGGTGACGAGTTTCCATTGGAACCGTTGCCACTAAACCCATATTCTGGAATACCTATTCCTCCGCCGCCTCCGCCGTTATAGAAACCAGATGACCCACCATTTCCGCCTTGAGAACCAGTTCCTCTGTAGCCACCTGCTCCTGCTCCACCTCCGCAACCTCCTGAAAGGCCTGTTAGATAATCGCCTCCGCCTCCGCCTCCAAATGCGGTTAGAGAGAATGCAGAGCTATTGGAACCGTTTGTTCCTTCTTGGTAATTTCCTCCAGCTGCTCCTCCAGCACCAACAACGATTGAATACGTTCCCACTGTCATACCTCGCAATACGGTTTGAATTTTTCCTCCCGCTCCAGCGCCTCCAGCTCCGTTTCCGTCGCCAGCTCCACCCCCTCCTCCGCCAAGTATTACTACTTCTATTTCATCTATTCCCTGATGAATCACAAATGAAGTGGTAGAGGTAAATTCATGTATTCGATATCCGTTATAGTCGGTAACAGTTCCGCCACTAGCAGATATTCTGCTAAATGGAAATCCGTCGTTTAGCCACTGGCCAACGTATGGCTTATTTAAAATAGTTTTTTTGGAACCCAGCCAAACACCTGGTAAGGACACTTGCCTAGAGGGGTTGTTTCTTTGATTCCATCTAAGGACCATCTCAGCTCCGAATTGCGTTTACATACCCAGTAAGAAGGATTACGTTCGCTGCACTGGCAAAAGCTCTTACAACATGTCCGCCATTCAGCAAAAGTCCAGGGATGACTAAAATAAGGCCGGACTCTGGCTGAACCGACAGTTCAATATTTCCGTCAGCAGCAGTCGGTGTCCCCCATTCGATTGTTAATTTTGATGCGGTTGAAGATGTGTTGTTTGCGTATAGCCAAATTTCATCAAAATTGGTTGAACCAGAAACAGCAGTATGGACCATCACTGATGACATAGTGCTTGTTCCGGTCACCTTTTCTGCAAGGCCGTTTACACTGCCACTAAGAATTTGTTTTGAATAAGTAGCCATCTACCTATTCTACTTCCTTGAGCTCATACCAGCCTTTACCCCAAAGACTCTGTAGGCGAGTGAAGTACTTCTCGTACATGAGACCCACCGCGTCTAATCCGTACCTATCTTTTGAGTATTTACTAATTAGCGCCCTATCCAAAGACTTGACATTTTCTGCCGCGTCTACAAACTCTTGCAACGTATGGCATCTATAACCGGTAACCCCGTCAATCACTGTCTCAGTAAAAGCTCCCCAGTCTGTGGAAATAACCGGAGACCCGCAGGCCATTGCCTCGATAGCTACTGTGCCAAACGGCTCTACATAAATAGTCGGGGTAAAGGTGGCAATTGCCCCACCCATGAGCTTTGCCCGCTCTTCTGTCCCAACTACCCCTACGTACTCCCCGTAGGAGGGCGGAGTACCCTGTCCAGCGACTACCAGACGCTTTCCTAGGGCCTTACAGACGTCTACGGCTATCTGATAGCCCTTCCGCTCTATAAGTCGTCCTATGTACAGGTAGTAGTCCTCTGGCTCCTCCTGGAAAGGAAAGTCGTCAACATCTATGTAGCTCGGGATTACGGTGTCGTAGAACTTGCCGTCGAGGGCGTGAGGGTCGGTCACCTTGGAGCCATAGCAGGAGTGCATCCAGGCATAGGACTCGAAAACCTTGTACTGAGCAAACGAGCCTCCGTAGCCAATCCCGAACTCAACGCTGAGCTCCTGCGGAAAAGCATCTGCAATTGGTTTTGAGGCATAGCCGGCGATAAGGCAGATAAAATCCTTGTGCTCTAAACGTTCCTGGATTCCCTTAATAACATTGTCATTGAATTTAACCCAGTGAGGGAGACTCCAATTAAACGACGCGGCGGAGTAGTGATTGCCCCCTACTGCTGCTAGACGCTCTTCCTCTGTAATGCACTGAACATGTTCGTCACAGGGAGCTTCGTTGAATTCGCCTCCATACAGAAAAACTGTATGACCGAGGTTTTTCATCATTATGCAGAACTTGCGGACCTTTTCCGTATAAGCACAGGCTGTGAAGTCTTCGGTCGTGTTTGTGTGAGGTAGTGAAACCACATGAAATCTCATGACTGGATGTTATCCTGGGCGACGCTTCCTACAGAGCCAATACGAGAATCTATTCTGTCGCTACTGCCAGGGTAGATGTTTCTCAACTTCTCACCGTCTGCCGTCGTTATAGCACCGCCATGAATTACTTTGCCAGGGCTAAATCCGTAACAAGCGTTAATCACGTCGCACACGCCAAACATTGCAATCGATAATCTTTTGCGACGCCACTTTTCAGCCGTAGTTATTTGCTGAATCATTGGGTCGCCTGCGCGCCAGTTAATCATTGAGGCCCATGTAGACATGTATTCTTTTTCAAGAACGCGAGAAGCCTCAGCGCCTTCTAGTACTGTTCCCCACGGATATCTGCCATCTGCAAAACCAAGCAATATAAAATGTGCTGGCTGAATATGTCTGCCATCAAGAAGAACAAACCACATTTTGGTCATTTCTTCTTCAGGGCCAAACACTTCCTCTCGGTAGTAATTCGCTATGAGGCGGCCATCTTCGTCAACTTCTCCCCAGCCCCAAAGGGTTTTTTTGCCAGGAAGTTCCTCGTCTGCGGTGTACCACCTCTTCGGTGGAAGCTCACCGTCAGTTGAAAGCCAACGGATATCGAGGAAACGGTCGTTAAGTTTTTTGCCTGTATCAACGGCATATGTAGAAGGTAGGTTTGCCATACGGCAAGACTATCAGTCGTCGGCGAACCAAGGCTCCCAAGGCTTAGCCGAGTCAACTTCAATGCTGTGAATACCAGTGTAGGCAACCGAGATTGTGACCTTTGCGTCGTCTTCGTAGCCAGTCCAATCACCCTCAGAGTTGTAAACCCACAACTGAAGGAATTCGTCGGTATTCATGATTGCCACATTTGCAAGGTAGGTCTGTGCGTCAAACTCTTCTTCGCTCCAACTGGTGTTGATTGCGCGAGCCTTGTCAATGAGTGGCTTAGCGGTGCTGCGAAGGCTTAATTCATTTCCGAAATACCCTGAACTTGTGGAGAACGCACCAAATCTGCCTTCAGCATCGTCTGGGTTTCCAAGCCACATTGTTGGCTTAAGAAGGTCGCTTGGCCCATCAGAGTAACCAACATCCTCAAAGCCATACATGTAATCGCTTGGGTTGTCGGTGTTGTCGTGTTGAGTCTTGGAGTTCTTTGTCTTGCTTGCTGCAAGCACCAAAGTTCTTTCAGTCGTCAAAAGGTCCACAGTTTCCCCGTCGCCCTGCCAAAGACCTGATGTATTACCAAACATCTGCTGTGTAGTAAACCAAATGGACTCAATCTTGACTGGGAATGGAAAAGACACATTCAGGAAAGAAGGGTTATTGATTTTTACGGTCCAGTCGTAATTGACAATCGATAATGGGATAATTCCAGACATTTGCTCTCCTATTGATTAATAGCTGGAGTAATTATGACATATTTTTGCCTGCTTCTAGGAAGAAACTAAGGGCTGTCAACCCCACCAGAAATGTTTCAATATGGAAAGACTGGCCAAGATGACCCATGCCACATTAAATAAGATGATTGTTGGCAGCGTCTTGCGAGTCGATGTCCAGATGAGTGCCACGCTTGAAATAATGGCAAAGATGTACAGCCACCAAAACTGTTTGCCAAGAAGAAGGCCGGGGAAGATGATGGCAATCTTGGTTGCAAACCCCCAAGCCTCGACCGTATTGACGCGGTTCCAGTAGCTCTTTGAGCTCATCGTTTTTACAGCATTAAGAATCTTGTTCATCTTTTATCCTTTTCCGCTCAAGCTGGTCAAGGTGCCAAAGAAGAACCATGGACTTTCCGCCAAGAAAATGAACTTTCCACAAGAACTCTTTCCAGCCCTCTTCCGTGTTGGGGAAGTACTTGTTGTCGGTTCTGTACCTATAGTTGTCTGCCTGGAAGGTGTAAGTGTCCTCAGTCACGGTTAAACCATCCCTTTTTCTTCTCAAGAGAGGAGTCGACAAACTTTGAGGCCTTTCGGTACGCAACACCAGACCCACCGTTTGATGGAACGGTTCCGCCAGTCATATACATATTCGTAGAAGCATATTTAAAGAACGACTCGTCGACATATTCTATTTTACGTATGTCGTTTTTTCTCTGCACCGGGATTAGATGCACCAGGGGAGTGCCTTGCTTAATCACGAATTCAGAATCGGTTTTCACATTTAGCACAACGTTCGCCACCTGATAGAAGTCCGTATTTACTATCGAGGGGAGAACCGAGTAGTTTTCGTTTTCTTCGTAAAATGTGGGGATGAACAGACACGACCATCCTGGGGCGGTTTGTATTCTCCATGGCGTCAAAAGTTTTGGATAGGACATCTTCTCTATTTTTCTAGATTCCGTCATTGGGCATGAGCCTGTTTGAGCAAAGTGAAAACCGGAAGCCATAGGGTGCTCAATACTCGGGTTGAACTCGTCGGCTGAAATTTCCCACACTCCGGCATTTACATTCGGCCTAAATCTGAAGGTTGTCCAAGCCCGAATTGTTACGCCAAATTCTAAAAAATCAGATATTCCGGAACACGAACGAATAGAACCTGGTCCTTTGTGAATTCTTCTAAACCAACCAGGAAGGCTTGTTTTAGAATTTATATAAGGAGCATCGTTGTAAAACCTATTGTCTACCGTTGTGATTCTAAGATGTCCAGGTTTAACTTTTTTAAGCTTGTTAATATTAAAACCTTTAATTTTCATTAACTGTCTCCATTAGGGCCTGTTTGTGGTCAACAAGCTCTCGTGAATAGCGTGAAGTCCTGGCGTTATCAGACTTTTTTTCAACGACGCTGCGTATGTTAAACCTATCCATAGCTAGCGAGCTGGGGTAAGAATTTATCAATCCCTGCCCTTGGGCAACGTGAACAAAATGTCTGGTCAAAAACATAAGATTATTACTGTATGGGATGTCTAAATGACCTGGAGCTTTTTCTGACCATAGGTCGATAATGCTTTGCAACGAATCAGATACTGGAGCGGAAGCGGTGTCTTTCCAGAAATCTGTGTCCGTCCTGTCTGACATATAGTGAAGTCGAATCATGTCTCTTATGTTGAGCATCATTGACTCCATCTTGTTGTTGTAGCTGGCTACTAGTTTGTTTGCGCCTGGCACGAAAGACGAAGAGTACTGAGCTATATGCATGGCCTGGATTATCGTGCTACCAATGCTCGTAGCTTCTAGTGGTTCAACAAACGATGAAGCAAGACCGACACATACGCAGTTTGCTTTCCACTGCTCGGAGTAGTAACCAGGGTCAAACCTGAATGAACGCGCTGGCTCTATGTGGTATCCAGAAATTTTTCTAGCTTCTTCAACTGCTTGGTCATCAGACAGGTGAGCGGAAGAATATACGTATCCATTTCCTCTGCGGCTTTGGGTTGGAATTTCCCACATCCATCCAGACGACGCTGCTCTTGCTCGTGTGTAGGGCCTGATTTTTCCATTAGGGTCTGCTTCTGTAGGAAATGCAATAGCCGAGTCAACAATTAGCTCATCAGAAAAAGACTTCCAGCTTTTGTTGTCAAGCATGCCCATGAGTTCTCGCTTGAATCCTGTCGCATCTATCCACATATCGGCGGCGAGTGTCATCCCAGAAACTAGAGTTGCTGACTCTATGTTGCCGTTGGTGTCTAGGTTTAGTGACCCTATTTCATCATCGACAAACTTAATCATTCTCTTAAAGCAAATACCTGTCAAGAAATCGTTAAGCATGAACGTATCAAAGTGATACTGGTTCGTGTTGTTGTGTAGGTGTTCTTTAATTATTTTGTCCTGAACCAAGCCTATAGAGCCGGTTTGGGTTGTAAGCATTTTTTCGTTTTCCATAAAGCTTAAGTACTCGCCAATAAGTCCCCAGGCTTCAATTTCTTCTATTCCCGCAACACTGTGGAAATAGTCGGGAATTTTGTCTGTCCAGTTTTCAAAACGTATTCCGTACTTGTGTGTTGCGCCGGTGTTCTTTATTAGCTCATCGACACCAATGTCGCAGCGTTCCATAAACATTTTCCAGTGCTCTGTACTGCCTTCGCCTACGCCAACAATGCCAATCTTGCTAGAGGAGATATTTGTTATCTCGGCATTCGGAAAAGATTGTCTTAAAACTATGGATGTAATAAGTCCGGCTGTACCGGAACCAACAACACAAAAACTTATCTGATTAGGATGTTGCATCAAAAAACCTCGCTGCTTTAAAACCGTTACGTACGGTCTCTGTCTGATGACTAAAGCGGACAATCCCTAGGCTTTTGTATTTTCCCTGTGAGAAGCACGAATCGTATATATCTTGAGTTGTAACTTCATTTAATGGGGTTGTCGGTATTATTTCGTTTACGTAAATAGCAATGTTGTTTTGATTTATTTGTTTTTCTTCTGTTTTTAGGTCTTGCTCTATCTCTGGGTGAGCAGGATGTTGAGCTTCCAAAGAAGATAAAGTGTTGTAGAAAAGCTGTTTCTTTAGGTGGTTTTTTATAGATAAAGGTAAATTTCCTGTTTCAACAAAACCGTGGCGAGGGTTTCCATACCCCCTCATAAATCTTTCTGTTGGCATTATGACTTCTGATTCTTTTAGTTCTTGAATCATTTCTTCAGTGATACCTAGAGCCTCAATAAATAGATGAGCTTTTTCTGCGTAGTATTCTGAGGTTAATTCTGCTAAATATAGGTCTCGCCACTCGCACAACTGCCGCAGTATTCCAGAAAGAGTTTTTGCAGCCAAAGTTACACAAGGCCAGTTCCTCCAGGACATGTCGATTCCGTGTATGTGCTGCGAAGTTATGTGAGATACACCGTTTATGTTTATCATTGGAAGAAGAGAGAGACGTGAAAGCAGGGAGTAATCCATGGGTGTTGGTTTTATTCCATCAGTAACATCATGCATCCGCGGACCATACATGTTCCTGTCGCATCTTTCGCCTACAGGAACGGGCCATTTTGTATTTGGCCTATCTACCATTTCTACGGAATTTAAAAAACCCAAAAATTCATGAGCTCTAAGTGGTCTATTTTCCCAAAAATCATAGTTTTCTTCATATGAAGGTAAGTGAAGAACGTATTCCTCACCAGTGTCAAGAACAGCGGTCAGTCCCCATGTACTGGTTTGCTCTAAGTACATTTTTTCAATTCTTATTATTGTTCCGGCAGAATGGGCAAACGCTTCAAAGTCTTGTCTTTCCCCAAATCCTTCGGGGTGTTCGTATTTAATTGTCAAGCTCGAGCATGGGCCAACAAGGGCAAAACACCCATTAGGTGCAACTGTGAGTTCGGAAATGGGTCTTACTGAAACCATGTCACAAGACTACACTTTGTTCCGGACGTTACTGGGTGAGCTATATGGACATACGGAAAATTAGACGGAAAAATAACAACGTCGCCAACCTCTGGCTTTATCTTTACTCCAAAAAATGGGAACTCTAATTCTCCGCCAGATTTAGGCTCTTCCAAAAAAGCAACAAGGCTAACTATTCTGCTGTTTGCAGGAGAATGGTCGTAATGGGAGTGATATTCCCCTCCTCCCGAGTACTTAAGAAGTCTCCACCCTTCGTATCCTGAAGTAACAACTAAGTGCTCTTTCCTGTAATCCGGCAGTATTTCATCAATAATGAGACTGGAAATCTTCTGAAATTTCTGTGCGGCAGGGGAGTCAGAAGACAAAAGTCCACTTATGTTTGCTTCAGAAGAAGTCCTGTAGCTATTTATAAATCCGTTACCAACCAGAGAGTTGGTCCACTGAATTTCTGACCACTGATTGTTGATTTCTGAATTGACGTCATTCATGAATGCGGCAGCGTCTATGGCTTTTTTGTACACATTTATGCATACTGCTGGTTGCAGAATTTCCATTGTTTTTTACTTTTCGTGAATGCTGTTAGAAAAATATTCTTTTTCGTTAACGTAAACATAAAACCGTTTTTCTAAACAGTCTTTGTGTCTAATTCTGAATTTTACAATATGTTTTTCTTGTATTTTTGGATAGAAAATTTCGTCATCAATCTTTAAAAAACAGCTAGTGGACATATCTGTAAATTCATCGTGGATATCTAGCGACCAGATTCTTCCGGAAACATAGTCTTCAGAGTATGAAATATCCCTAACCCTGGGCTTTGAAACTATTTGTATTTCAGTTGCCGCTTCTTCTACTCTAGTTTCGAGAGAAAAAGTTCTTGCCAGAATAATTGCTTCTTCAGGAATCAATTCATCTATGACAAGATTTTTAGGGATAGAAATATACCTGTCCATTATTCCATTTCTGCTTTTTTGGCTTTCAATGATTCAATGAGGTTGATGTAGTGTCTGACTCTTCCGGTCGGAGTCTCCATGTCAAGCGGTTCACCCCATGTTGTTTCATCAAACTCGTCTGGGTCAACGCCTATCTGCATCAAAATAGAGTACAAACCTATTTGTGAATTGCTTATTTCAATATTGAGCAATCTTATTTTGTCTGCAGTGCTTATTCCGTCAAATATTCCCATATTTTTCTCCTATTGGTTAAGTATTATGTATGTTGAGCCATTAGATGCAGAAAAAGTATCCGCTTCCGCGGTCGTTCCTGCGCGAACATCATAGTTTAACCCACTTGGGGTCTGTTCTGTAATTATGATGATTGCGCCTCCGCCACCTGCGCCGCCCCTTTTGCCAGTGCCTCCGGTAGCCGCAGGAGAGCCTGTGCCGCCTGCTCCACCCGCTCCTCCAGCACCACCAGCATAATGGGGGCCGGGAGTACAGCAAGGAGCATGGATAGTCGCTGAATGGTTGTGCGAAGTGTGGGGAGCATGAATTACGGCCGAGTGGTTATGAGTGTGCTGATGGTGAAAAGCTGGAACATGTTTGTTTCCAGGGTCATGGGCGTGTCCGCCGTGTGTGTGCGGTTCGTGAATAGTCGCAGAGTGATTATGTGATGTGTGGGGCGCGTGAATCACAGCCGAGTGGTGATGATGGTCCGTATACCCAGGGGCAGCAGCTCCGGTCGAGCCGGTCGAGCCGTTTGGTCCAGCTGGGGACGTGGTTCCAACCGAGCCAGTAGCGCCGACCATACCAATAGACATAATCGTCCCTGTGCCAACAATATGCTTTGCGATTATTCCTACGGTTCCTCCGCCTGCGCCTCCCGCACCTCCAGCGCCTCCAGTTGCAGCAATTGGTGTGGTTGGAGCGGAGCCAGCACTTCCAGTATTACCCGTAGCGCCACGTCCTCCTGGAGTGCCAACGGATGTTGCGTTAGGAGGCCATGCTCCGTTGCTTCCAGCAGAACCTGCGCTTCCTGCTTTGCCGGGCCACGTGCTCGTAAATCCTGGTGAGTCAGGGCCGTTTGTATACGAAGTAACTGCAGTTCCCGTAGAGCCCGTAGTCCCAGCAGAACCTCCGGCAATCATCACTGGAGTTATGTGTCCAAATGTTGCATCGAACGAAACACCTGTTAGGGACTCAACTCTTCTGACCAAAAACTCTGGCAAAACCGTAATACCAGGACTTGTTGCTCCCCCGCCCTGTCCGCCTAGACGGTAGGCAATAGCTGAAGACATATTTCCAGCCAGCGTTCCAGTCGAAGACGCGGAGACATGAGAAGACATCGTTCCGTTAGTGGAGCCAGGAGTGTTTCCGGTAACGGCTCCGATTCCAACAACTCCGTTTATTGTCGCTGTGTCTTTAACAAAAATACGAAAACCGTTAGTCAGCAAGACGTTGCCAAGTGGGACATTTAGATTGTTGTAATACCTATCGGACGTAAGGGTGACTGTTCCGCTAATCGTGACGTCTCCATGCATTCCTGTTCCGTAGATAGCATCATTTCCAATACGGGATGCACTCGGTTCAATTCTTGAAACAGGCATATCACACTCTCTGCATGTAGTAGTGGGTACCCGGGTTTTGGCCAGATACGTCCACAGAGATTCCTGCAGGAAGAGCGGCTGAGGATGAAATTACGAGAACAACCCCGCCGCCTGCTGGTGCTATTGCAGGAGCTTTGATGTATGCGGTTCCAGATGCTGGTCCAGCAATGTAGCGAGCAGCGACTATAACTACTCCACCGCCAACTTGGCCAACTCCACCTGCGCCTCCACGAAGAAACGTCGGTCCACCTGACGCGGTAATTGAATATCCGGTTATCGCTTGATGTGGAATTTGGAAATACTCAGCTCCGCCCAACGCTGCTAGAGGAGCAGTTGCTGCATAGCCAGTTGCAGAACCACCAAGCGAGTGAGACACTACGCTAGTTAGTCCGCCACCCTGAGCTATTGAGCCTGCTGTTGAATATCCAGTATTAAACCCAATTGTTGAGTCCGTACCCATGAATCTCAAAGTTCCTTTAACAAAGATTCGATACCCATTGGGCGCAAGACGACAGCTTGTGTTTATCGTTAAATCATTAAAGTTCATGTCGCGCGTCATGGAGTAAACGCTTGCAGATGGAGCCATGCCCAAAATAGTGGTGGTTCCGTCCAGTACTGCATTGCCGTCAGCGCCAGTTCCATAAACGGCATCAGCGCCTTCGTTGTAATAGGAGACCCAAACAACCCCATCCCACTGCCAGCTCTTAGAGCCAACAGTAAAGATTTGGTTTACATATGGAGAAGAAGGAAAAGTAATCGCCGTCATTAAGAACCACCAATAATTGCGTTTATTTCTTCTTCTGTTAGACCCAGTGCGCTTAGTTTTTCTGAAGCAGACTCTCTTGCTTGTAAGCGTGATTGAGCCCGTTCTTCAATAGATTCATCACGATTTTCAAGTAACGCAGAAATTTCTTCTGCTGTTAATTCCCGTGTAATTGTTTCTCCCGTAATCGCATCATGAAATGAGCCATAGTATTTTTCTTGTTCATTGCTCATTTTTATTACCTATACCCATAGATTTTAATTTTTCCACCAGAATAACCACCACTGATTGTAAAACCAGTCTGTGAAGCAGCGTTTGTATCCATGCCAACAGAAGTGCTTCCAACATCAAATGTTGAATATTGAGAAGAAACAGTTGTTCTTGCTGAAAGAAAAGGATTCACTATGTCAAGGACCATAGACCCGACTCCAGAAGAAGGTGCTTGAGCAATAAGTATTCCATTGCTTGTGGCTTGTGCATATACGTACAGACTAAACCCAGCCATGTTTTCTATTGCATTGTCGCTGTAGTTGTAAGTAGAACCGCTTGAATTGTTAAATTTTATGTAGTAATACCCTGGGTAGCCAGCAGTAAAAGAAACACCAGAAATTACTATTCTGTAGTTTTCGTAAGTGCTGCTAAAGCAGTTGCTTACCGTTACCGTAGAAACGCTTGAACCAATTGTCGTACTGCTTATATATACAAGACCAGAGTTTCCTACGGCGCTACCACCAGCAAACTGTTGCCAAGCCGAGCCACCATAGACATACAAAAGGTCGGTATCTGTTTCATAAATTGTCTGACCTTCCCACGGTGAAGTAGGGCGAGTAGATGAAGTCGCTTGCATTGGCGACATAGAGCCGCCACCCAGTTCAACCCACGCTGAGTTGTAGTAGATGTACGAAGCACCAGTAGATGTATCAAACCAGATATTTCCAGCAGAAGGAGAAGATGGCGCGGTTGCTGAACTCGTGAGTGGTGCTCCAGCTCCAGTCGCACCCGTTAAACCGGTTGGTCCAGTAGCCCCCGTAACACCAGTAGGTCCAGTTGCACCAGTGATTCCAGTAGCTCCCGTAGGGCCAGTGTTTCCTGTCGGGCCCTGAAGGCTTACCCAGTTAACATCATCCTCTACTCCTGGAAGTGAACCTGCGTTTCCTCCGGTCGTGTTTGAATACAAAATTACGAGAGATATGACAATATTGCCAGCCGCATATGTTGCAGAACTAGAATAATTTCCTCGATATACAGTAGGTCCAGTAGCGCCGGTTGGGCCAGTAGCGCCAGTAGCGCCAGTAGCGCCGGTTGGGCCAGTAGCGCCAGTCGGTCCTTCTGGTCCAGTCGGTCCTTCTGGTCCAGTCGGTCCAGTAGGTCCAGAGGAAACTGGGAAACATGCAACAACCACGTCTTCTGTAAAACTCGATGTTTCGTCGATGCCAAAGGAAAGTTCTAGGTATTTTGAGCTATCCCATAGATTTAAGCTAACGACATCCAGTTCGTATAAACCATTTGACGAATCATAGTATGGAGCAGAAGTTGTTTCAAAAATTCCTACATCGCCAGCGACATTAGAAATAAATAATTTATCTCCTTCTGTCCATTGGTTCATCCACAAACCTTGATTAGTAAGGTTTTTTGCTACTTCGTGTATTTTTATCAACGTGACATATGGAAAATATGTGTTATTAAAAACAACTTCCCCGACATCGGGTACCGCATAGTTATCGGGGTTGTAAACATACTTAACTCCACCACCGCCATCTGCACCAGCAGGACCAGTTGCACCGTCTACACCGTTAATACCGTCTATGCCATTTATGCCAGGTGCGCCATCTGCTCCGTTAGCACCGTTTGCACCAGCCGCTCCAACTGACCCAGCAGGTCCGAACATTCCGATTGTGGACTCTTGTGATTCCCAAACGCCAATTACATTTGCCGAAACCGTATAACTAACGCCGGGGTCAATAGATGTGATTTGACCTTCAAAGTACACGGATGGGTTAATTCCGTTGGATGGCAATGAGGAGGTTCTTTCAAGCGTCCAGTCTGTAACGAACACGGACAAAGGAGGAGTTCCTGCAGAACATAATGCCGTTACAGAGTTTGCACCAACACTCGCAACTACACCTTGCGCAACAGCGCCACTAATTGGGTCTGTTGCTGTGACGTATTGACCTTCATAAACGGTTAAATCGTCTGGTGATGTGTCAAAAGTTAATTCGCCACCCGTCCAGTTCTCATAGTCAAGAGAGTCAGTAGTCGCAGAAACAGAAGTAGTTTCTCCTCCAACCGTATAAATCATCTGACCTTTTACATTGTCGCCAACAACAAGAGCTGTTTCAGTTGTATCGGCTGACAGGACCACCGTTGTATAGCCATTCGCTGCACCCAAGGGGATATCTGTTGTTCCAGTAGTTCTGTAACCAAGACCGTCTACGCCTGTTGGACCCGTCGGACCGACTTGAGTGTATGTAACTTGAGTAATTGTTCCGATGACCGAAGGTGTCGCAGGGGCAGTTGGCGTGGTTCTTGCGGGTGTGGCAAGAAGAGAGATGCTCGTTGAGTCTGCATACCAAAACAACTCAATGTAGTCATCGTCTGCGACAGAAGTTCCAACAAGAGAAACTGTTACCAGTTGCTCCGATGGGTTTCCTTCCGACTTTCTAGCAGGAAGAAGTAACTGGGTAGATGAATTATCCCATATCGCATTGTTGTACTTGATAAAAAAGTTAGCCTCTTGGCTATCGTTTGCATAGTTTGCAACCTGTGCGACAAAAGTAAATTGGTATGTCCCAGGGTGGGCCATTGTTATTTTGCTTCCGTCAACAACGCTAATACCAAACGGCGTTGGGTATGAGTTACTAAAAGTTACGACTTGCGGAGTGTTGACAGTAGCAATTGCTTGTGTTGAACTACTAAAGAACGAACCGTGGTAGGCAATCGTTCCACCTGCGCCTGTTGCACCAGTTGCGCCGATTGGACCAGCACCACCAACATTGACCCAGTTCATTCCGTCTGTGCCGATGATTATTGTCTCGTCTGGATTAGTACCGTAGGAGTTCATCATCCATGATGTGCCACCGTTTACGGTTCCATGAGAAACAAACAGATAGTCGCCATTATGAACTTCAATAGGTCCTGAGTTATCAAAGTCTGTTGCGCGAGTTAAGCGCCAGTACACAGAACCACTGCCAACCGTAGTAACCACATAAACGCCGTTGTGGATTTGGTTAAGTTGGTCCTTAACAAGAATACGGTCACCAGCATCTGCTGCATGTGAGTCAATCGTTAATGCGCCAAAAGTTGTTGCCTGGAGATACGCACCAAGACCAGTTCCGTTGTTGTTGTCAGCAGAGCCAGCAGTGTATGCAGGGCTGTTGGGAAGAACTGCGGATGTAGCGATATGTGCTGATTCATGCGAGTTAAGGTTTCCGACTGGACCTGTTGCTCCTACTGGGCCTGTGGGGCCAGTGGCTCCAGTTGCACCAGTTAAGCCTGTTGCACCAGTTGGTCCAATATCACCAGTTCTATAAAAATAGAAATTAAGGTCATCAAAATAGCCAGGGAGAGAAGAGCCACTAATATGAGTAACAGGTATTTTGTAATATCCAGTCGCAGCAACAACAGAGCCAGATATTCCGAAAACAGCACCATATCCAGCGGAAGACGCAGCACGCTGTAGTGTTATGTATCCTTTAAATGTGCTTGTTGAGTCGTCAAGCGATGCCAGCCAAGAACTCTGGTTGTTGCTATACAAGTCTGTGTTGTTAACATAAATCCATGTAACAGAAGACATCGTGGATGAATTAAACTTAAAGAAAGCATTGTCTGGAATACTGTCTGCTGTGTCCGTGTCAAAGTACCAGCCAAATCCAGGACGAACACCTACTGGGCCAGTTATTCCAGTGGCACCTGTTGGTCCTGTCGCTCCTGTTGCGCCGACTAAGCCTTGTGAGCCAGATGCTCCGATTGTGCCAATCGGTCCGGTAGCTCCAGTTGCTCCTTGGTCTCCTTGTGGGCCAGTTGGGCCTTCTGGTCCAGTTGCACCAGCAGGGCCTGTTTCGCCTTGGATTCCTGTAGCACCTGTAAGACCCGTAGGTCCAGTAGGACCAGTATCGCCTGTTGGTCCAGTATCTCCTGTGGCTCCAGTTAAGCCCGTAGCACCTGTGTCTCCCGTGGCACCTGTTTCTCCAGTAGCACCCGTTAGACCTGTAGGACCCGTAGCACCGGTTGCGCCATCTGAACCTACATATCCATCCGCACCACTTGGCCCAGTTGCGCCCGTAGCGCCTTCTGGTCCAACTGGACCTGTAGCGCCCATTGGGCCAGTTGGGCCCGTTGGACCCTCTACGCCGGTCGCGCCCTCTGGACCGGTCGCACCTTCTGGGCCAGTTGGTCCAGTTGCACCTTCTGGACCAATTATGTTTCCGATTAAATACCACGTGAGTGAAAGATTTACTAAAACATCTCCGGTGTTGATATTGTAGAAAAGGTCATTGTCTTTGTATCCTGGTCCTGGACCAGTTGCACCCGGAGTTGGGTCTTCCGCTCCTATGTACCATCTCGTTCCAGCCACTCCAGTGGGACCAGTGGGGCCGCTTGTTCCGTTTGCTCCACTCGGACCAGTACTTCCTGTGGGCCCAGTTTCACCTTTTGATACAGCAAGTGCCCAATACTCAGTATCAGTTGGAAGTTGATTAGTACTCGGCGCTATTGCAAAATAAGAAGAACCTAGATAAAAAACAATGTCATTTACTACGTAAGACTCTTCGCTGTCCCATGTTCCACGCAAAACAGCAGCAGCAGGTCCAGTTGGGCCAAGTATATTTCCAGTTGGATACCATGTGAGTGAATAATTTACTAAAGTATCGCCAGTAGATGTATTAAGAAAATAATCGCCATCTATAGCACCAAGACCAGTCGAACCTGGAAGTGGGTCTTCGCTTCCGGAAAACCATCTTGAGCCACGTATCCCTGTAGGTCCAGTTGCTCCTGTCGCCCCAATATCTCCTGCATCACCCGTGCGAGTAAAAGAGATGTATACAGTTTGTAAACCACCAAACGATGTTACGGAACCAGAAAGATATTCACAGTCAACTTCAAAATATCCAGCCTGTTCTGTTGATGCTGTAATTTCAAATACTGCAAAATTGGAAGGAATAAATCTGTTAAAAATTGTAAAGTGACCCTTAATACCGCTAGTGCTATCTCCGATAGTGCGCAAGAAAACTTGCATATCAGTAAAGGCACCGCCGCTTGGACCCTCTAGGTCATCAATGAACATTTTTGACGCAAGCGTTAAGTCGGCGTTATTAAATTTTGCTCCGCCCTCGCCTGGGTCTGTGTTTTCAGTATTTGCATCAAATGTGTATTGAAGAGACACTCCCCCTGGAATTCCTCTTTGACCATCATTTCCATTAAACCCAGACGGCCCTGTAGCGCCTTCTGGGCCAGTTGGACCAGTTGGACCAGTCGCTCCCGTTTCCCCAAGTACATGAAAAACCCAATCTGAAGCAAGTGAGCCGCCCGTATTGGTTGCATACACCTGCATTGATTCGTTTGTGGTTACATTTACATATCCCTCAATAAAGGAACTTGGGTTAGATTGTGAAACAGCACGAACAAACTGATTATCTTGATATGCTCCAGTATCTGATGTAAGAAACATGAAGGGACTTGAAGGTCCTGGCTGTATTGTTGTGGTTGAGTAAACAACATATCCTGGTCCAGTCGGTCCAGTCGGTCCAGTTGCGCCAGTTACACCTGTAGGTCCAGTTGGGCCAGTTGGGCCAGCATCTCCTGTATATGGAACAAACTTTGCACCATCAAAACGAAGAATCTGACCAGAAGATGCGCCTGAAGTATCAACTTCAATTCCGTCAACAAAAAGAGCAGGGACTTTTAATGTGTCGTCGGTCTTGAGAACATTGGCTTCGTCACGGTAGAGATTTACATCTCCGACTGCAGTTCCGTCGCCCCAGACAAGGCGACCACCAGCCTGAACCTGGAGTCTTGAGTAGGTATCGCCATCAACAAAAATCGTCAACCCATCAGAGCCAGCAGAAGACAGCTGTTTGATTGTAATCGGAGTTGTAAATTTTTGAGCCATGACCTCGGTCGATTCTCTTGTTAATGCCCCTCAGGGCTAGGCATTAAGCCTTCTTGCCAAATGCTGTGTCTTTAGGATTCAAGTAGCGAAGGACAACTGGAAGAGCTGCTGCCCAAAGAGCGTTTGCTGCCAGCTTAATATCACCTGTAGCTGCATAGGTAGCAACTGCAGCGCCAAGAACGCTTCTTCCGTAAGATGCCAATAGTGCTTTTTGTTCTGCTGTAATTTTCATGTTATTCCTATCCTGTTACGACGATGTGGAAATCGCCAGCGGTGATTGTTCCGTTCATCGTCACTGTGACCGCGTCTACACTGGTGCGAACAACGTCGCAGATAATTGTTTCATAGGTCGAGACTTGGTAAACCTGAACAATTACGTTTCTTGTATTGAGGTTGTGCGTAACAGTTGTAGTAGAAACGCCATCCGAAGAAGCTGAGCAAGCCTGGTTAACGACTCTTGCAAGAACTGCAGTAGAGGTTGTTTGGCCGGATGTTGGCGTAAAACCAAGGGCTGTACGAGCGTCTGCGGCTGTTGAGGAGCCAGTACCACCGTCTGCAACAGCAACGTCTGTGCCGTTCCATGTACCGGTGGTGATTGTTCCAAGGGTTGTAATGCTTGATTGACCAGCATACGTAGAGGCAATGTCCACGCTGTTTGCATTAGCGGTAATTCGGTCAGCTGTTCCGACAACATTGATTGTGTTTCCGTCTTTTGTAAGACCGTCACCAGCAGTAATTTGACCAGCACCAGAGAACTGAGCAAAGGTGAGTGCAGTTGTACCTAGCGTAATGGTGTCGTTGGTTGTAAGAACCCAGCCAGAATCAGCGTTTACGGTACCTTCTGCAACGAAAGTAAACATTCCAGCAGTAACTTCTGCGGAAGAGTCAGCGTCTGCTGCACGAGTCCACGGCGCGTCATCCACAACAATATAAATACCGTTATTCTGAGGATTACCTACTTGGTTTTTAACAAGAATGCGGTCACCTGCAACAACTTGCACACCGTCAACAGTTACTTCACCGACAGCATAAGACCCAATAAGCATCATTTCGTTAGTCGTGGCTGCACGAACTGATGCTTTAACATCAAGACCTGCACGGGCAGCGTCTACATAGCCCTTGGTAGCGGCATGGGCATCGTCGGTAGGGGTAGCAACCTTGATGTTTCCGCTGCTATCTCTTTGTACGAGCGTTGAAACAGTTGCATTGGACGTTGCACCGTTAAGCAATGCCCAGAATGTTGAAGAAAGAAGACCAGCAGAGTCAACATCTGCAAGATTCAGGGTAATAGTCACAGTTCCATTTGTGGAAGGGGTGATAGTAATTGCGTCAGTATGGTCACCGGTCTTGGTGATGGAACTGATTGCATTTACCCAGGCCGTACCGTTAAATAGGCGAACAACACCATTGTCGCTGTTGTAGTACATCCGACCCGCAAAACCAGCTGGGTCTGTGCCTAAAACCTCAAAGCGACCACTTAAAATTTGATTTTGATTTAGGTCAAGATTTGTTAGAAATTTAGTTGCCATTTTGCCTCAATCTAGGTCAGGTATGCGTATCCGGAGAACGCCGCAGTAAATGTGACAGTTATTTGCGTCGTACTGTCATATTTTACCTCACCAATTACCGCCGTACCTGCAGAATCAACAACAGTTACGGATGGGAACCCGCCAAGGGTGTGTTCGATAACCCATTCACTGGAGACTATTGGTTTCGCATATACAAATCTGCGAGTGTTTCCGCCACCCCCTCCAGAGCGTACGACGACAAGATTAGGGGCCTGCTCGTTTACGATGACCTGGTTGGGTGTGTCCTGGTAGACGTTGACGTTATTGGGGACGTTATTGCTCACCGTGTTACCTCGTAAGAGAGTATAAATTCGCCCTGGACAAGCCTTGAGACGTCTAAGGAGCCATTTATTAACTCGATGTCATAAACACCACTGTTTGTTATTGACGAGGTCTGAGCTGCGGTCATCTGCACGGTTACTGCGCCATTTTCCTCGTCGATGTCTATTCCGCCATTTTCTGTAGTTAGGGTAATCATTGCCGAGGAGGACTCGATTGTGCGCCTAACTTGCATTCTGGCCTTATATCCACTCAGGTCCCAGGGGTGGTAAATCGTAGGGTCAGTTTCGTCCGGGTACTGAAGCTCAAATCTTCGGGAGTATGTGGTTCCCTGCTCGCAGACCATGTTGTAATTTCCAGCAAGCATTTGCCCACCTCCTAACTAATAAATTGTAGACCAATACTTGCTTTTCTAGACTTATTCGTCTTCGTCTTCTGATGCAATCATGTCTATTGCGTATTCGAGCATCCCGTGAGCTAGCCAGGGAGACATGGTGTCGCTCACAAAAAGATTTAGCTGTGAACCTTTTTCGTCAGCAACTTCCGCGACTATTACGAAATTGACTATCAGTTTTTCGGGCATTGACTTGTGAACTAATTCCCGAAATATTTCATTCATCTCTTCGTTGTTTGCCATAGTGTTTTCCAGTCTTGCAAAAGTTGGTTATTTTACGACCAACGATGACATGAATAAATTTGTCTAGATTAATATGAGTAGCTGCCTCGAGTGTCTGTTTTTGTCCATGTTTTTTTCTTCATCTTTATTATCATTCTTACGCGTATTCTCTGGTCAGGGTTGGTTGACCATGTTCCAATTGAGCCATCGCCTCTAACTCGTATTCTTCCGCCTCCGCCGTTGTCGTAGCCTAAAGTAAATCCTGCGGACTCTTCTCTTACCACATCTTTACCGGCCTGATTAAATGGGGCTTGAAGGGCATTGTATGTATCTGCCTGCCCTGATGAAGGAAAACTTGTTGCGGCTCCAGACCAATCAACGCGGAAATATCTTGAATCTGTACATAGGGTAAGACTGGCAATAACAACGTAGGCTGTCACCACAACGTCGGTGACCTTATATGTTTCTTCTCCTTCGACCATTGGGGAGATAGTTAGATTTCGCGTTCTATATCCAGGCACAGAAAATACAGAGGAAACTTGCGTAAAGGTGTTTCCAGTTACCGTGAATTCTCCGGTTTGTTTGTCGTCAACGTTTGTTTCTGCACCCCAGTCGTAAGACAAAGAACCTGTCTGAACAGTAACCGTTGCTGTCGTAGACCTGGTTGTTGAACTACTGTTGGCTGTGCTGTTTGTTCCGCCATATATGTCAGTTGATTTTGCATATATGTAATAGTTTGTGCTTGATGCAAGGCTTCCAAACGTTCCGGTCAAAGCAGTTGTTCCCCATCCAGTGCCTTTTAATACCTCGGTAGTCCCTACTTGCGCTCCGTCCGAAGAACGAATGCAGTAAATATTTACTTTTTCGACTTCATCCGTCAGATAGCTAGAAGGAGAAGCAAAAGAGTAAGACAAAGACCTGACGACAGTAGTGTTTACACCAGGGTCGGCAGGGGTATTTGCTGTAACAGTCGGGGCAGCCAATACTGGTGGCGTCCTATCGCCACCTGTGGTTATCTCTTGCCTTAACGAGTATTCGCTATACAAAGACGCGGTATTAAGTGTTCTGGCTCGAACGTAGTACTTCGTACCTGGATTTCGGCCCACATCAAAAGAACCGTTTGCCGTAAATGCAGATTGTGTATCTGTTACGTCAATAGCCTGTTCGCCAACATATACATCGTTTTCATTGTATAAATACCCATAAACATGAGTTATCGTCGTAAGTCCAGCGGGAACGCTAACCGTGTAGTTGATTCTTCTGTTGTGAAGAGTTAGGTCTGTTGAGCTAACAGCGGAAACAGATGGGGTCACCGGAGTTCTGCTAACAGTAAAAGTTGAAGAAGTCGCCGTAGTAGCCGGTCCAGTGTTACCGATAGCGTCTACGACTGAATCTTGGGGTATAGACAAAGTCAATGTTCCGTTGGTTGTTGAGCCCAAAGACGTTTCTGTCAAAACTATCGTGTAAAGACTTCCGGAACCGGAAAAAGAGCTTATTTGCCATCCTGTGGATGTTCCGCCAATAGTAAATTCTGATTGAATCAGGCCTGTTATTGACTCCGAAAACCTCAGAGAAAAAGTAACAGTACGAGAAGCGCTTGCCGACGCGGAAGCAAACTCAGATACAGCAGGCCGAGTTACGTCTATGGAAAAAGACTCAGAAGCAGTAACCGAGCCAGCCCATGCATTGATTTCAGATTCATCAGTTATTCCGGATGGGTCAACCGAAAGAGTGACCGTTCCTGACGTTTGTGTTCCAGACTTACTTATCTCCACTACATACGAAGTATCGTCAGATGTTGTTATTGATTCTATTTCCCAAGCGTTTCCAGGATTTGATGAAATCGTAATCATGTCATCGTCCCACCCGGTTACAGGCTCACTAAACTCAAGAATGTAAGACGCGGTTGTTTTTGATGAGCCATATGTCTGGCCAGAAACGGTGTCAGTAAGCGCAAACCGCAAAATCGTAGGAGCTATTGTGTCGTATGCATAGACGCGCTTCCATGCCCCACCTTGATACAGGTAGGCTTGGTTTACCCTTTTCCAGGCGCTGCTTTTATATACAAAAGCCTGCTCTATTACTTTCCAGCTAGAGCCAATTCGTAAATAGGAAGGTTGCTCAGGGTAGGCCATTTTGCGCCTACGCTAAATACCGAAGGTAAATGTCGCCTTCGTTGGCTGTTCCGCTTGGCGCTGCTGTTCCATACGTTATTGCGCCACCGCCGGTTCCTGTTCCGTTGTAGTAAACGCCTGGCCCACCTGTTACTGCGGTATCAACTCTTGTCTTGGCTATTTCGTTAATTTTTACCCAGCTGCCTGCAGTGAATACTCCACCAGAAGTGACCGAGCCGTCATAGAACCACAGAACGTCAGTTGCCGTATTGAAGAAAAAAGCTCCAACGTATTCAACAGCTCCAGTCGGAGGGTTGCCAGTTCCAACAAGAAATTTTGCAGCCGTGGCGTCTAGCCTTGCGTGGGTACTGTCAAACTGGAGTCGCGTAAGTTCGTCATCGTCTGTGCTCCATCTTGTAAGCAAAAATCTCGGTGTTTCTGTTATAGCCATTTTATAAGTCCGCCAAAATTACGTGTTTAACCTCTATGCCTATTGGCTTAGATATTTCTATGGCGGCCCTGACTGATTCGCTCGTCCCTCCGACGCCCGTAGCATCAAGGGTATCGCCAAGATAAGTATACAATGTGACCGAGAATCGGTTAGCACCAGTTGGATTTTTGTCAATCCAGGCGACTTTGTTGTGTTCTAAGAAAAATTTAACTGTTTCAACTATGGCTTGTTCTGTCCCTGCACGAAACCCCACGAAGCCTGTAGTAAGCGTAAACCTCAGGTATGCAATTAACTGTGAAAAGCTAGGAGAGTACGTGTGCAGTTCTTCCCAGCTAACTATGATGTCGTCGTCCAGGGGGTCTTCAACAAGCTCTTCAATGGCAGTCCAAGTTGACGGAACACCAGACCAGGCCGTAGAAGTAGGTCTTACCAGTTCCTTTTTTGAGCTAACGAATTGAGACAACCACATCAGATTATTAAGTGGGGCAACAGTAGGGTCGGTAAGAATGCTTTTTTGTGTGTCATCGTCGTCTGAGTATCCACCGGCAATATCTATGTATGACCATTTTTCAGCGAACTTGTCGACCAGGTCTGAGCCGTGAGTCAGAACGTCAACGAGTCTTGCAAGGGGCCTATTGAGGGTTGCGTCAAGAGAGTCATTTTCTGTAATGACATCAGGAAGCGAACGATACGTCAGTTCTACGCCAGGAATATTGTTTCTATATCCAAATCTTGGAGTTAAAGAGGGATATGTAATATATGTGGAAGCATTTTCTGGAGATATTCCGTCAGTTTTATATATGACTTCTATAAATACACCAATTTTTCTTGACAAAGTAACTTCAGGAAGTCTGTGCCATTCAGTCCTAACGACTTTCCATTTATTCTCTGTAAGAAAACCTTTTCCATCAATTTCATAAGGACTCTTATCAAAACTAAAGCTTGAAAATGTTCCTTGTATTTCGTGGTTGTCTACAAATGTTTTAAGGTCTATTTCTTCCGGAAGATGGTCCCAGCTGCCAAAATCTCCATTATGAGGAAAATCTGTAGTCCAGTTTGAATACCAGGATTCATTTGCTCCGGTCGTGTTGTGGTACTCGTCAGAAGCGGTGTTATATATAAAAACATTTACAGTTGCCGCATCGTTTATTTGCGCAAAAAATGTAAAACCTACTTGGTTGCCATCAAGAGTAGAATCATAGGAAATGGAGTTTGTCCCCATCCAAACCCTAGGCTCATAGCTTGAAGAGTAAGCGTATGACGGCCTAAGTCTTACAGTTCTGGGACCCCTTGTAAACAGGGTCAAATCAGAATCACCAAGGTCATGGGGTTCCGTGTCAGGGTTATCCCAGCCAATAAGATTGTCGCCATTAACTCTTAAGTTTTTTGAGCTAAGCGGAAGTAAATCAGGAACCATAAACTGTAACCACTGATTTTACTTTAGGCATCGTTCCGGCATACGTGAACTGTATGAACTGAGGGTTTGACGGCGTTCCGGTGTCAAGAGTGGCCATACGCTGATTGTTTACATAAGAGCTTCCAGTCGTTGTACTCATATCGCCAGTTCCGTATGTTGGCAAATACATGACGCAGGAAACAACTCTCTTAACTCCTGCAATTTCAGAAGCTTTGACTATAAATTCATTTCTGTAAACATATTCTGTCCATGATTCATAAAATTCAGGACTAAAATATGAATCTAAATAGTCTTGTACTTCGGCCGCAACGCTTGAGCCAACAGAGCCGTTCAATACTTCAATTTCAACTTCTACATAAATATCTACAGGCATTGCTGTATGAATGAATGCATCTATGCCAACTGGTGTTCTTTCAGAGATATCTTCATATATTGAGTTTTTTTCCGCAAATGAAACTGGCATTCCGTCTACGCCCCATAAAAAAATTACGTACATTCCTCTTGCGTCTGGCGTTCTTAATGCCGGAGAAGTGGCAAGCGTTGAAAACTGAAGTCCACTAACGAGCTGAACCATTGATGGTCCAAAAGCTGCAGTAGTTTCAGTTACTGCAGGTATTCCATTAATTGTTACAACCTGCGTAGATAGGTTTATAGAGATTGTTTGTCCTCCGGCTGTTGAAACTAATCCTGAGGGGCAAAGCTCTTTTGTTACTGACGCATCTCCCATCATCTCTTGAGTGGTTAGCCAGAGTGATTGTCCGCTTAACGTGAGTCCAAGACCGGTGTTAAAATCAAACATTTGACCATCTTCATCCGAGCAGTCAATCACAACGTTTATGTTTGTTCCGCTTACCGTTGCCTGAGTTGTAGTCGTTGACACAGGGGAAGTAGATGAGCCATAAGAAAGGTCGTAAACCTTGCATCTAGAAACTGACGGGTACGCGGTCAAAATATAGGACTCAATTTGTGTTGCTGTGCAGAGCGAGTTAGATAAAGAGTCAAGGTATGTTACACCGCGCCTTATGAATTCTTCATCTGTTTCTGGCGAGTTTACTGCCAGAGGACCCGATGATGTTGTGCACGAAATTAGCTCAGAAGACGGCTGTGTGATTGTAAGTTGCGTTCCTACTGGTATTGCTGGAAGTGGCCCTAAAACTATTGATTCAAGTGTTACAGGTACAGAGTATGAACCGGGAGCTGCTGATACAGTTTCACGCACGAAAAAAGCATACTGAACCGTGTTACCGTCTTGTTCTGTTAAGTATGCAACCGTTGTCCCTTGTTCGACAGTTCCACCTGACGAAAGAACAATGAAGTTTGCATTAAGGCCTGATACGCCAGCTTCTCTTCTTTCAAGACCTAAAAGTCTTAAAACACCCTCTATTGTTCCGTTTGGAATTCTGTTTGCTGCTGCTATGTAAAGGGAGTTCATTAAAGCAAAAGCCTGCATTAAGGCGTCTTCGACCGAGCCTGGTCGCGGTTCAAACTCCGGAAGGGCTGTCCGTGCATAGTCTACTGCCGCTGCATATAATTCTGGAGGCTGAAGGTCGTTAACTGTCAGGTTTATGTATTCTGAAAAATCTGGTGATGCCATGGCTTCCTAGTATGTATAAGACAATTCTATTGAAAAGTCTTCGGTTTCTGGGCTTGAAAAAATATTTACGTCACTGACGAATATTTCTGGAAAATAAAAGCTCAAAGTTTGTTTTATTCCAAAAACTGTAGGTTTTTCAAAAGTCATATTTCTCATTCCAAAGTCAACAGCAAGAGCCATTTCTCCAGGAGAAATTTGAAAAGCAAGCGAAATTAATTGATTGTAATACGCGTCAGTTTCTTCGGCATGCGAAACAATATGACCGTCTTTAAAACGTACAGGAAATGCCAGAGTATCCATTACCCAAACACCTGACTTTCTACGATTGTACTAACAGAAGTATTAGGTAAAGTCTTTTTAGCCAAAACAACTATATGGTCATATCTTCCATCTATGTATGAACACAAAACATTCTCTCCAACTACTGGGAATTGACAGTAAACGTCGCATGGCCCAAATTCAGAGACAGCGTTGAGCTTTGGTATTTTTAATATTACCTGAGAGCCAACCACGCGAGTAACAGTGCCAACATACACTGATTCTGGATTGGACATCTTTGAAGAACCCTTTGTAGGGTTTGTGTACTCTGTTGTTCCCATTGAGGCGTTAAATATTGACATAATACCTACGGCGTATCTGTTTGTGTTGCTGGTTTTTCTGGTGTTCTAAACGAAATCTGTACCGGCTCATTGGTGCCTTCAGAAAAGGACACTTCAGTTACTAAGTACCCTCCCTGGAACAAACTTGGCTTTGGACCAATAATAACAGTGTATCCAGGTCTGATTATGCACCCATTTGGCTTAAAGACCTGTATTGAGCCGTCACCCTCGAGGGGGTCGTTTTCAGACTGCCTTACGGTCGGGTATTGGGCTACCTGAAATTTCTGCGCATCATTGGGAAGGGTTTTACCAGGGTCAAAATACAAGCGAGAATATTTTTTTACCGGAAGGTTCTGAACATTCGATACATAGTATTTTTCTTGCTGAGCACTCAAAGCAACTGAATAGGCATCAGCGTCTTTTGTGCTAGAAAATTTTCCTAAGTGTTGACCCGTTTTTTTATAGTGCCTTATTGCCTCACTATCGCTTACGATTGCACCGCTGCCATTCTGTTGCTTAATTACTGTAGGTATTACGACTACCAACCTGCCTTCAGTGATACTGATTGAGCGAACTGTGCTTATTGAGCCATCGTTGTTTTTAACAATAGGCCTGTTGCTCAAATCAATATTTCCTTTAACTACAAGACCTTTCGCTGATGCTAGCTGGGTAGTTTTCATAGCTTTTGAGTCTGTCCCAAATTTCCACATAAGCCATTTTTGTGAACCATAAACCATTGTTCCGTCCATGACATAGAGAACAAACTCGTCAGCATTTGCTGCAGACTGAAGAACAGACCAAACACTCTCGTCTTTATTATTTCCACTTCCCTTATTTATTGTCTGTGTTTTTCCGTTTTTTTGCGCAATAAAATTGAGGCCGTATTTTTTTGCAGCATTAAATGCGTACTCATATGCAGAGCTTCCAGACAAGTTTTCTGGTTTTTTGTCGCGTTTCATTTTCTGTACAGCAGCATTCCATGCCGTGACTGTGACCTGGGGAGAACCGGCAGGCCCTTGGCCAACCTCGACCACTCCAATTTCGTACATTTCACCTCTGTACATAATCTGGCGGCGATTCATAAAAAAGTTTTTTTCCATCATTTCGTAGTCTTTGTCTATGACGGTAAATTGAATTTGATTAGCTGCCTCTATTGAATAGCTAACTTCAAAAGATGTTATATATGGCCCGAATGCCCTTGTTTCGGAAGACCCAGCTCTTGCCTTGAGCGAGGCGTCAAAATAAGAGTCAACGTACGTTTTGTATTTTTTTGCGTTTTGCTCATTGTTAAATTTTCCAAGATGCTTAGAATCGCGTTTATATTTTTTTACAGCGTCTTCCTGAGAAATTTTTTTAGCTACTTTTTTGTCTGTCGTAATTACAGAAGGAAGCACGACCCATAGATTTTGGTCTTTAACTATGTAGCACGAAGCTGAAGTCAACCCCTTATTGTAATTGTAAGAAATCGCAAGAGAACTAAGTACTTCTGTTGAGTCGACAGTTGGTTTTACGTTTCCAGAATTAAAAACATCCGGTAATGCGTATAGTCGTATTATTGAGCCAAAACCATACTGGTTAAAAGCTTCGTTTTTTCTTAAAGTTTCCGTATCGTAAATACTCGAATCCCCTTGAGCAAAAGAAAGCTCAAAGTCAAGAAAAAAATCATCAATAGAAACAGAATACGCCATTTTTTAATCAACAACCTCAAAATCGGCTTCCCTGCCAGGATATCGATTTAACAGGGCCCTCTCTCTGGCATCTGTATTGTTTATAGACCTCTCATATCTGGCTTTAGCATCGGTCATGGTTGGAGTGATTTTACTAGCTCCTTGAAGTTTTATTGTGCCCTCGTTGCCATATAAAGTTTTGTACGGAAAAGTGCTTGTTCTCGAGTAGAGAACCCATTGATTTTTGCCTTTTACTTTAATCCAAGAATTTTTATAAACTTCCGTGCTGCTGGGCTCTGTAGTCCTAAGCCATCTATACGCAGTGATTGTTTGCGCTTCGAAGGCTGCCGCCCTTTCTCGTGCTTCACGCTCAGATTTTTCAGCAGGGGTCTCCGAGCTTCCGTCAGCTCCCCCGGTTCCAGTTCCGCTTCCGCCTCCCCTGTTTCTGCTAGACGTAGGTGTGTAGTTAAGTTTTGGAAACTTTGCAAATTTATTTTCTGTTGGCTGATACTCAAGAAGACCCATAGAACACTGAGCAGCAACTATTTTTCCGTTTGTATTTACTCTGCTTGTTTTTACAGCGAACTCAGCTATGTACCAAAATCCATTTGTTAAAAACGTGTCAAAGTTTTCAAAATAAACAGGCTCTCCGGTGTTTGCAAACCACTCAAGAGTTACGAGCTGTTGTTCGACGTTTGTACTTAAACCATCAAACTGCTCTGCAACAAGAAATTCAAATACCGCTTTGTAATTTTTGCTGCCTCTTATATCGATGAGCGGTGCAAGCAAAGGGCGAGGTATTTCTTGAATATCAAGACCCATGCCTTCATATGCTATTTGTGTTGGCGGAAATGTAAATTCATAAAAATTAGCAGTGTTTACTTTTTGAATCATTTTTCTTGTTGCAGCTGTTTGTCCTACAGAAATGTTTGCAGTTACATAATCATAAGGACTTGGGTTTGCTAAAGTCGGAACTCTTGTTCTAATAATTACTCTTGAGGTGCTAGGGGTTGTTTTCCTAGTGATACTCGTTATTGATTCCGGTGTATATCTTCCGTTTACTAGTGCCATTATCTTCTCTCCCTCCAGTTTCTTTGAGCTTTTGATATCTCGTTCATAACGACTCTTGCTATTTCTTGCTCGCTTTGGCCTTCTGATGCGTACACGTTTATTGTTACAGCTCCGCCGCTTGGTTGCTGATTAGCAGTCGGTGCAACTTGGCCTATTCTAGAAGTTCCAGAGTCTCCGACTGGCGAAGAAGGAGGCACAACATGTAGATGCCTTGAACCGCCCCCACCGTGAAATTCTGCAAAACCTCCGGCTTTATTGATTGTTGTTGCATATTGACCCAAGTTCTGGCCAGTTAAGTCATACGCATTTCCTGTTACGTGGTCAGAGCTAGGCGAGCCAAGTCCGTAGTTTCTCCATGCTGAAGTAACCGTGCGTTTGCCAGTCATTGTTGAATCAAAATAATTGTGTCGTGACATAGTACGACCAAGACGAGAAGACACGGTATCCCCAACAGCCGAAGCACGAGGAGAGGACGTGTCCTTCGGGTCCCACCATGTTGGTTTTTCGTTCCACCATTTTGGAGCCTGGTCAAAACCGGTGCCAATCGCGGCAACAATGTCTGTCTTAAGCTTTTCCTGCTGTGTTGTTAGCTGGTCGGTAATTGTCCCCGCTGTGCTTTCTTTCAAACCACCAAGGGCAGAAATATCAACACCCATTCCAATAAGGTTTGCTGAAATTTCTTGCGAGTTACTGCCAAGGCCACTTCCGCTTTGCAAAAATGCTTCAATCTTTCTTGCATTTGCCTGGACAGCTGGGTCTGTCGATTTATACATTGTCTCAAGCTGGGACTGTATTCCGGCAAAACCTTCTGCACCTTTAGTAAACTCAAATCCACCCTGGTTCATTAACTGTGTCAGGGCTTGTGTTCTGTTTTGAGCAAGATTTGATGCCTGTGCATTAATTAGCTGGTCGTATTGAGGACCAGCATTTGCAATAAAATCTGCACGACCAACGTTAGCTAAGTGTCCACCGGCTTGAAACTGAGTACCTCCTTCGCCATACATCCCCTGCAAGGTATACATCTGCGATAAAGGGTCTTCAGGGTTTGTGTTGGCCAGGTATTCAGAAGTTTTTTGAAGAAGCCCAATGTAGTCGTCTCTTGAGCCAGTACCAGCAGATGCAATACCTTGACCGGCTGCATTCATTGCGCTAGTTAGTTTTTCCGTTTCAAACATATCATCGAAAACACGGTTAGCCCTAAGAAGGGCGTCTGTTCCAGAGGCTGCCAGACCCTCCACCGTAAGGTCCATTTGCTGACCAAGTCCGCTAATAGCATCTGTCAATTTAAGCGTTGGCTCATAAAGGTTTACACCCATGCTTTGAGCTAGCTCCATTATCTCTTTTCTAGATTTGCCAGTAGAACCTTGTAGGCCATTCATCAGATTCTCAAAAGAACCAGACAGAGACTTTGTAACAACATCGGTATCTGTAGCGATTGTTTGAAGTTCGTCGCCAAATGTCCCCTTGTGCTGTCTTGCTCTCTGTGCCTGGGTGTTTGTAATTGTTCCTTTTCTCTCCAGGTCGGTTATGTAGGAATCTTGCTCTGATGCAGACATGGATTTAAATCTTGACGCCCTGGTAAGCATTGCTCCAGCAACGCCTTTTGCTCCAGTTGTATCTCCAGTAATAAACTTAGATACAACGTCACCAAGGCTTTTGGCAGAAACTGATTTTGCTGCTTCTTTTGCAACATTTTTTTCAGCTTTTTTACCGCCAAAGAATCCAACGATTCCGCCAACAACCGTTCCAACGAGAGCTCCAACAGCGGTTCCGATTACTGGGACAAACGAGCCAACAGCAGCACCAAGGGCAGCACCAGAGGCCATACCTGTCAACGCTCCACCGCCTGCAGTTCTTGCTCCTGTACCTTTTGCAAGGTTTACAAGAGTTCCTGCACCCATCGCTCCAAGACCGAGCATTGGGTTTACAGCCATCAGGCCTGCACCCATATTTATGGCTCCGGCGTTTTCCTTCATGAAAGAAGGGGCCATGCCCGAGTTGGTGAGAGCTGAAATAGCCATACCACCAACCATGCCCCCCATTCCAAATCCACCTTTAAACCCTGCTTTTGCTCTTGCTATTTTTGCTTTTCTGCCGGTTAATTGGTTTGGGTTTGCTACATATCCACCCTTTGTTACATACGAACCAAGATTTTGGTCATATACGGCTCCAGGAGTTCCGGCCGCAACCCTATTTACCTTTTGGTCGTCGTATATGTTTTGATTGTGGAAATCCCACTCTGCTTTTGCTATTCTTCGAGATTCCGATGGGTTGAACTGTGAGCCAACGAAACTTGCAGCGCTCAGGAGCTTCGAGTTTCTTCCGCCGCGGAAAATTCTTCCGCCTAGCCGCCCTCCGCTTATTCTTGTTCTAGTGGCATCAACGTTTCTTCTTCCCGCAGATATTGGGTTTCCATTAGCGTCCAGCATTGCTTGCCCGGTAGTGGGGTCAAAATCGTAAAGACCTTGCCCTGCATACATCGGTAGCCCCATCATCGACATGGCGGCATTACCCATGTGCTGATACTTGTTTTGAGCTTTGCCGCCGCCCATTCTGGCAGCTCTTTGAGCGCTTCTTCTTCCCTTAAAGGCGCCGTATCCTGCAATACCCATAAGCATTTCGCCACCAAAAGGTATTCTCGCAATTAGCTCAACAACTTTTGTTACAGCGCTAATAATTTTGCTTACAACGTCAAGTATTTGATTTATCGTAGGAAGCGCGGCAACAAATGCTTCTTTAAACTTTTGAGCGAAAAGCATGAGCTGGTCGACGACCTTGCCCAAACCTTCACCAAAACCTATAAAGTCATCTTTATTTTCGACAGCAAGTTGAGCAAAAGCTTTTACGTTTTCGCCAATACCTTTAAACAATTCCTTAAGAGGTATTCCAAACATATCAATAACAATTGACCCACCTTCTCTTAGTTCGTTAAGGGTGTCTTTTGTTGACTGAAATATACTTTTAAACTGGAGCCACCAGCCCTTTATCTGTCCAAGCATTCCTTCTGACTGAGGCAAATACTTGTCAAAAAGCTTTACGGTAAAGTCTGTAATTTTCTCAACCGCCTTAACGATTGTCGGAAGGAAACTGCCCTCTCCAAACTTTGTTATTCCGGGGGCTATTCTTTGTATGCCGTTTCTTACAATGTTGAATATTTCAGCTAATGCTTTTTTTGCTGGCGCTAGGAGTGGTGTTCCGATATCCCCAAACAGGCCTACGAGAAGTGTCTTGTACTTCTTGAACAGCCCAACAAGTGTTCCTTCAACTGCGTCTGCAGCACCAGTAACACCTCCAGCTTTTGACATGTCGCCAGAAAGTATCGAGCTGAAGATTTCGTTTACTCCGCCACCGCTCTTCTTGATTTTCTTAAAAGCTTTTTCAAATTCTGGCCCGATAGCCTTAGCTGCTGCACTTACTTTGGCGGTAACTTTTCCTTCTTTTTGAAGAAGGCCTACAAACTCACCTATTCCTGCAAGGTTTTTACCGGGGTCGCCACCTATTGCTGCAAAGTCTCTCAGGGCTCTAATTACCTGCTGTGACTTGCCGGTAAACTGACTGTTTTTACTTACTGCAGCAAACGCGGCATTGAGGTTTTCTACACCAAATACGGCAAGTTCAGTGTCGTTTGTAAGGTTTCTTAGTTGCGCCATGCTGTGGTTCATTGCGGAACCAAATAAGGGTGTTGCTTTTTGAGTGTGAGCAAACTGAGCTGCCGTATACTCTCTCTGCGCTGCTGCGGCTATAGCGAGGGCAGCTCCGACGGCAGCAGCGGCAGCAGCAACTCCACCCATCGACCATTTATATGCCTTCATTATTGCATTGCCAATAGTAAAAGCAGCATTGACTAGCATTAGTGAGCCAGCGGTTACGGCAAACTCTATGCCAAGACCGATAACCGCAAACATCAATACTCTTGCGACTTTGGCAAATTGTGAAAAGCCCCTAGTCCCTTTGCTCATGTACTGCTGAAGAACTTGCTGTTTTTGACCCAGGTTCGTTGTTGCTGCTGCGTTTTGTCTTAGCTGTTTAGTGGATGCAGACATTGAGCCACTAAGTTGTGTAAAGCCTTTTGACGTCCTGTTGACTCTTTTTTCCAGAGCCTTGGACTGAGCGCCAAGTGTCGCCATCTTTGCAGACAGCTTTTCAAAGCCCTGTCCGGCAACCCTGACAACTACGTTTTCAACTTCTGCCATACGACATCCTATTTACTAAGTCGCAGCATTCTGCTCTTCGTTGTCGGCCTCAATAACTTTAGCACATGCGTGCCTAATTAGCCATTCTTCTTCAGAACAACGCAGTATTTCTACGGGGTCAGTGCCAAAGGCTTTTCCCATTCTCGCCGCGGAAATAATCCGCGAGTCCTTAACTAATTCGTCAAGGACTATTTCGTAGGGTTTTCCTTTTCCGCCTCAATCGTGTCCCCATATCCAGCCGAGTCAATAATCGCAAGAGCGGCAGACTCGAGGTGTGGGTCGAGACCAAAGAATGTCTGAACGCAGTCAGGAATGGCTCGAGTTGCGCCCGTCATTGAAAGTACAGATGGTGAGGCAAAGCCAAGAGGCTTACCAGATTCGAAAACTTCCTGATTATTAAAATAGATGCCACGAGTGGTTTGTCCAATAACGGTACAGGCAAACTTGACCGCATCAAGACCGTTCTTTGACTCTGAACCACAGCTTCGCTGCCATGCGCGGAGTTGGTTTTGGGAGATGTTTGGGCTAACAAGAAGCTTTACACCTGGGCGTTCAGGAACATCAATAAAGATTTCCGGACGAGATACCTTTTTAGATATAACGTCTTTTAGTTGGTCAAGAATGGTTTCCTCACTAGCGTCAAGGACACTTGTTGAGTTTTCTTCTTCTGGGATGAAATACAGTTCGTCTGTCATGGAGTGAACACTATCACGACATATCTGCTATGCAGTGAACGTATTAACTATCGACCAGGAGTTGCGGTGCTTCCCTGAGAAGGTACACCGGATATTGCAAACGTAAGTGCGTACGTTGCTGGGGCACCTGAAGAAGAGTCACCTTCTGGCTCGGTTACACCAACAAGCAAAGCCTTTGAATAAATGCGCTCGGACTGGAAGTTAGCTATGTCGCAATCAGCATCGTAGATTTTGATTGTGTAGTAGGCACGGCCTACAACTTGACGAGCCTCGTGCAGCTTCACTCTCTCAGCGTCTGAGTAGTGCTTCGTAACGGTGATGTCGCCAACTTCTGCTGGGGCACAAAGCGTTTCAGGGAAAGCCTGTCCGCCAAGGTAGATTTTTTCTACCGACGCGGTTATTTCTCCACCTGAAACCTGGGCAAAGAAGAGTCCAGCTTCAGTGTTGCTACCAATAGCTGGTCCTGCTGTACCAGCACTGGAGTCTGGCGTTATTTCGGCCAATACCTGGCGCTGTGAAATTCTTTTTGTCATTTTTTACCTCAATTAAACGAGCGAAGATGTAAGTGATGATTTTGTGACTTCGACCTCAATCTTGTCACCTATTCCAGTAACGCGTGCTCCGACTTTTGCAACAATCTTGCCTTCTGCAAGCTGTGTAACTGGGTTGAGTGCGTCTGAAACAACTACGGAATATCCTGCATCTATCTGATTTCCGTTTACATCAAAAGCTGGGAAAAGTCCGCCAGCTTTTGCGATGGGGTCAAGAATCCCCGTCAGAGTCGAGGCAACGCGAGCGAAAATTGTTCTACGGCCATCGATTGGCTGGAAGAGGAGGGTTTCAAGGTCTCGTTCTGCCAGGTAGACGATGTAGTTAAGAACTTCTTGCCCGGTGATGAAGCGGAAGTTATCGACGTCTGTCGACATTGAACGAGCACCGTAGATACGAAGGCTTCCTTGCACGATGCGGATGGCGTTTACGTTTCCTAGGTCAACCGTGTCTGTGTCTTCTTTTGATACGACGGTCTCAAGACCGACTACGTAAGAAGCTGCGCCTGCTTCGCCGGCATATGGGTACCAGACTCCACGAGAGTTTTGAGTTGCCGCTCTGCGACCAGCTACGAATCCTTCTGGTGGAATCGTCATGGTGAGTGCGCCGTTTGGCACCTTAACCCAGGGCCAGTAGATGGCGAGGTGCTCTGAGTTTTCATCGCCTCGGTATCCAGAAGCAGATGTAACTGCGTTTGCTGCGCTGCTTCCGGCTGGAACGCTTGAGAGCGCAATTCTATGGTTGGTGTTTGCGTTTGCAACGAGAGCGTCAACCGTGACCGTGTCATAGTACCCAGGAGCCATCAGTGAACCAGGTCCAAGGTCGTATGTGAAGTATCCAAGTGCCGCAACTACGTTTGCTGCCGCAACTGTGGCTCCATCGTCTCCGGAGCTAAAGTTTTTACCATCAATAGCTACAGGAATTGTTGTTCCAGTAGAAGCGGCTGTTACATAAAGTCCAGCAACTGGGCTGTTGTTGATTTCGTTAATAAAATCAGCTTTGGTTGCGGAGGTGTATGTTCCAGAAGTGTAAACCTCTTCGCCGTCCAAAAGAATGACTACCTTAAAGGTTGTGAGTGAAGGGTTTGTTACAGTTGCTTCAAGAACACCATCATGAGCCCATTCACCAGTGCCTGCTGCTGTAAGTGTTATTGCAGTTGTTGGCTCAGTAGCGTTGTTTAAAAGAACACACGTTGCTGGTTCGGAACCGGTACCGACAGCGCGAGATACGTAAATACGCGCTCCGCCTTCTTCAAAGAATGTCTTCACAGTCTGGTGAACGTATCCAGCAGAGGTGTAACCACCATAAAGTGCCTCATACTGAGCAAAGCTAGAAATCAAGGTCGCAGAACCAGATGGGCCGCGACTTGTGACACCAGCAACAAAAGCAGTAGCTGTTGGAATGACTTGAACCGCTGTTGGCCCTGTTCTTACTGCTGTTGTAACGACTACACCTGGCATACTGTTCCTCCGTCCCAAATGGAACTATTAAAATAAAACCTAACTGATTATAGTTAGATGTCTGTTGTTTCTATTGCAACTACTGAATCTTCTTGTTTTGTTTCTTCTGTAGCTACGGCTTCTATCAATTCTGATTCAGCAGTTTCGGCTGCTGTTTCTGCCTTTTTGTATTTTTTTCCACTTTTTGCATCGTTTTGTGCAACTTCTTTTTCAGAAGAGGAAAAATCATAAACAGCAAGAAATCCATTTCTGGCAGCTATTTCAATGTGCATGTTTTCGATAGCGATAACTGCCTCGCCTGGTCCGATGTAATCCCCTGTGAAGTTGACTTGAATCGGTCTGTCTGTCTCATTGACATACTGCGTCATTCCATTGCATCCGGATGGAATTGAAGTTTGCGGTGTTTTAAAAATTTTCATAACTTTTAGGCCTCTAGCTGATTTATCGTCATTGCTGTAAAGTCTATTTCATCAAGCATTCCGTATGGTTCGCGCGTGATTACTTCTTCTAGCTCTATATCATAACCTAAATAAGCACCAGCCATTACACGGTCACCCTTTAATAGCGTTAATTCAGAAAACTCTTCTGTTAATGTTTCCTCTAGTATTTTTGCGCTTCTTGTTGTGTACGCCCTTGACAAACATGGGTGGTCAAGAAGGGCGGACCTCACAACCGTTGTTAGCTGGTCTCTCATCAGCGTTGCGGCCTCTGAGCCCTCTGTTCTAACCCAGACGTACGTACGCATTCCGTAAATGACCGTGTACATCGGGTCGTTGTTTCCGACGTAGTTCTCTCGCTCAAATCTCTTTGTGGATATAGCGACAGTAATGATTGTTGGCCATTCATCAAGAGCTAGTGGCTCGTACGTTATGTACTTTTCCGGGGAAGGAAGCGCCGTTGAGTCAAGATTCCATGAGTTTCTGTATCTGATGATTCTTTGCGGAATATCTTTCTCCAGGTACCCGTTGACATATTGCTTAGCAAACTGAGCGCCAAACATTGTTTCTAGCGTCATGTGACTTCTCCCTGCACAACCCAAGAGGCGTAAGATGAGCCAACCCATTCAGCAAACTTCCTAGGAACAAACACTATTTGACGCTTTGGCATCTTTTCTGTCCCCATCTGATGAAACTTTGCGTAAGAAACTGTAGTCCCAAATTCAAACTCGGTATTGGACATGCGGAGGGCGGTGTTGGAGAGGTTTGCAAGGCTTGAAAACAGCCGACCAGTTCTAACCATTGGCGGAGCGCCAGGGAACGCAACTGCCTTCCATGAGCCATATTGGGCATCAAGTGGAGCCCATCCGCCCGCTAGAAGCCCATTAGATGCAAAGTTTGCAGCGTTTGACATTTCCAGACGCGTCTTAGCCTCTGGAAGCAATGGAAGCATCGTCAGGGCCCGTGAGGACATCTTGAAAAGCTTTTTGTCAAGGTTCCCAATGTCTATGCTGACAGACAGTTTTACCTTGTCGCTCATGCGATACGACGCCTTCTCCATCGCTTGATGGCCATAAGCTCCTTTTCAAGAAACCCAGTCTCCATTGGGGCAACGCCGCGTGGATTAAGGTCCTTTACGCCTACAACGTCGTCATGCATGTTCTGCATTTCTCTTGTAGCTGCGCGAAGAATCATGAGTTTAAATACGTGGATTTGGTCTCCGTCTAGACCTGCTGTGTAGGTGACAGTTACTTCGTCATTAGGCATGGCCCGGTACATGTCAATTCCATAACGGTGAACTATGTAGTCTCTTTCGAACATCTGAACAACAGCATCACCCTCTGGGGTTCTCAGGGAAACCTCAGAAACGGAGATTATTGGAGTGTTACGAAGATAAACAGTAGCTGGCGTCAGCATGTAGGGAAGCGTTGTTCCGGTTGTGTCTAGCGTGTAGTCATAGAAGAATGAGGCTTGAGGGACTGACCGGAATTCGCCGGCGATTATGTGAACTTCTTCAAATTCGTCAACCTCTATAGGTCTACGCAAATAGCCCTCTAGTTCACTTTGAAGCCCAAGCAGGACCATCTCTGCGGCATCTCTTTGTCTGTTTGTTAAAGAGATGTCCATATATGTAATTAGGTCACTTATGGACACAAGCATTATTGCCTCTTATCTCTATCTTCGTCCCAGGGCGATGTCTCGACCCTCTGAAGCCAGCGCACGGCCCTGCCCGGCACTTGTACGCACGCGATTGCCTCTTCCGTACTGGAGGCGGTCTGCAAGTCTATTCAGGGTATACGAAACAGCACGACGCCACCATGGTGGTCTTTGCTCGCCGGTAAGTTCTTCGTCGTCTACATCGTTGGGGGGTGGCACTAGAAACCTCCGTAAAAGCCATTTGTTTCTAGGTTACCACTTTAAAAAGCCACGAAAGTTATCTATCGGGATTCGGCGGTTTCTCTATCTCGGCCATTTCTTCAGCTGAGCCTTTTGGTGCCTCGATAGGAACCCAAGCCCTGGAGTAGGTGTGTTCAGATATTTTGCGCTGCTTTATCACGGAGCTGTCCATCATTAATCCAATTTCAGCGTAGCTCATGTTAAATATTTCTTTTAGCTCGTCGATGTTGTATTTACCCGAATGGAACACATCCCGAACTATGACGGACATGTATTTTGCAACAATCTGTCCTCGACCCCTATTGAGCGAGATGTGCATAACCATTGCGTCTATCGCGTCAACGTCCTGAAAGATGACTGGAATTTCCTTCTTGTCCCTCTTCATTATTCGCTTGTCGGACTGGGCGCAAACCCATCGGTGAAAACCGTCGATGATAAATCCTGTGGACTTCTGGACAATTATCGGTGAAACCCACCCGTAATCATGAAGAGAGTCGGCTAATACCTGGAGGTCTGGCTTTAGTACGTGAGTAGCTCGCCATGGCGCAGGCTTTATGGAGTCGAACTTTACGTTAGAGATTTGCATTTATTTCCTCTGCCTCTATGGCTTCTTGAACGGTATACGCTCTGGTTCCTGGCCCAATTGGGTTTACTGAAGTTGCGCTTATCTCATTCATAAGCAAATTTCTAATAAGCCAATGAAGTGGATATGCCCTAGGGTCTTTGGCGTGTTTTTTCCTAAACTCAGACGCATAGGACATAGCTCGCTTTTTTAATCCGGGCGTTAAAACGTTTTCTTCAATGCATCGTTTAACCCCATCCCATCCGTCTGAGGAGTATCGCATGATGACTGCCTCAATATTGAATTCTGGCCACCAGCGGCGCTGGGCGTCTATCTGAGGGAAACAGGTTACAAGCCGGTCGTAGAATTCTGGCTCAGTAACAACTACGTCTCCTATTCGGCGTATGGCGACAGAGTGAAGAGGAATACCAACCCGGGCATTGCTTCCAGTTAACGCGGCATAGTCGTAGTACTCGCAGTAGTTTGCACCATGCTCTTCTGCCACATACTTGAAGACGTCGTCCGCTGTCCAGTCATAAATAACCTTTGCAAAACGCAGGGGTATGTTTTTACGCATTTTATATGGCGTAACAATGTAATTCTCGTGCAGCTTTTGAACGCAAGAGCGATATCTAATCATTGACTCGTTTGCCCTGACGCCAGTCAAAAAGGCAACTTTGCCCTTCTTTCCCTGCATGGTGTAGTAGTCGATTGACTCTGGAATTTTCTTGTCAGGGTCGAGACCAAAGTGCTCTGCGGTTATTGCCCACTCAGGTATGTCTCTAACAAGCCTGCCTTGCTTCTTTCGCATTCCAGACCACAGTAGACAGTACTCTCGCCTGCCAAGAACCCATACCTCTTGGCCAACAGGAAGGCAGTACCACTCCATGTCAACCCAGTCATAGTTTCTAACTTCTTCCATGAACTTAACAACAGAAGGGCTGACCATTTCTTCGTCGCGGAAAATTACCTTCACAGGCCCAAGTCCGCGTTCTTCGTGTATTTCTTTGGCAAGATACAAAACTGCAGTGCTGTCTTTTCCACCGGAAAACTGAACACACACTGTGTCAAAAGTGTCGTAAACGTGCCGAACTCGTTCCCTGGCAGCGTCTACGCACGAGATGTCCAAATAAAGTTTTTGTCTAGACATTTTCTTCTTCTAGTTGTAATTGTTCTGTTTTAATCATCGACTTAATAATCCTATGAAGGTCCATGAGTGCAAGCGTTGGGCCTGTAAATAGTGCGGTTTCAATATCTACGAAAGACCGAAAACTACATGAAGCAGTCCATGCTGAAGGGTCTTTCATGTTTAATGAAAACATAACCCCATTAAGCGAGAACCATCTCGCATAAGAAATTATGTCCGAAGGCTCAGCAAGAGGGTTAGTAGTCGGCGTGAGCATCTATAAACTCCATCAATCGTTGTGCTGTTGTGTCGCCTTCATATACAGGTGAGGACTTTAAGAACCTAATGAACTCATACCATTGGCGCTGTTGTTCGGCGTCGTCAAAAACTAGAGTGTACTGAACAACCGCTTTCGCAGCCCTGGACAGACCCACAGCCGAGCTACCCAAAGAAACGGCATCTTCAATGTTGACGTTGTCTGTAGCCGTCAGTCTGGCTTCTCCAGATTCGTCAAATTTTGCTGTCACCTTCTCTGAAGAAGGGCGTTCTTCAAGCTTGTTTGGCATGGGCATAACCATTTCTGGCGCTATGTACCCAGTGCCGATGTCTGTATCCATTTTGGATGCGTAAGACGAAGTTTCGTCTAGTGCCGCCATCTCAAACTCATCCCAGCCGAGACCATCGAGAAGTTCAAAATACTCAGGTCGTATGTCGTCAAGAAGGTTAAAAAGTTCCGACTGCTCTGTATGTCCGAGCTCCATCGTTCGGTTGTCAGCGAGCGCAAATGCTATGGCTCTAGAATCGTCTACCGACATTTTTACAGCGGCAATATGTGTCCAGCCAAGCTTTTTTGCCGCCTGAAGCTGATGGTTTCCAGCAATTACAGTGGAAGTTCCATCTTCGTTTGGTCTAACCACTATTGGCTTGACTTGCCCAAACTCGGCATAGGACGAAGCGATGGCGTCAACATCACCACGACGGGGATTGTTTTCTAGCTGAACAAGAGTATCGACATCCATGAGAAGACTATTTAGTTCTTCGTTTACGTTGTGTTTCATTACATCACCTGTGCCCTGACGTTTGCATTAAGTGTTCGAAGCGCATCAATGCTCGTGCGCAGTGAAGTCAGCTTCTCGCGCTTGGATTTTACTAGAGCCTCAGCAATTTTGTAGTCAAGCATTTCGTCACCAAGCTTGTAGTCCGACCAAGCTTCTCGCTCCTTAATCGAGCCCTTAGCGGAGAGGTATTCCTTTGCCCAGCTTGACTTATAGAAGGCTTCCTTCTTTGCCGAGTCTTGAGCAATCGTTTCAAAAGCTTCTGTTTCCTCTTCAAGCATTCCCATTAAGCGAAGCAGCTCTTCTTCTATTTCTACTTGAGAGATTGGCTTATTGCGGTAGTTCATTTATTCCTTCTAGCGGAGACCAGTCAATTGTTTGCAACGTTGACATGTTTACTTCTGGCCAAGTGTACTGACTTAACCCAAGATGCGCTAGACCCATTTGCTCCAAAATCCAGGCATCACACATGTCATCAGAACCAGAACCGGCAAAGACAATTCCGGTCTTGGCAGAGATTGCGGACATAACGTCGTTCTTTGAGGAGTTGCCTTTCCCTGTAGCAAATTTTGCGCGACAAGTAGGCGGAACATCAACATATTTTATGTCGTTTTCCCATAGCTTCATCCTTACACACCCTCCAAGCTCTCCGATGCTGTGTGCACGAGAGACACGGGAAGCAAATGCGTAGCTTTCAATTATCGCACAGCTAATTTTTCTTTCTAGACACAAATCTAGAATAGTTGTAGAAATAAACGAAAGTCTTTCTGCTTCTTTAGATTTTGTAGATATTACAAAAGTTTCGCCACCAATAGACACACCGGTAGAGGTGAGTGATAAATCGAGGCCGACCAAACTTTTTAATGACACGCCAGGAACCATACTATACATGGATGTAAAAATATCGTTAACAGCTACACGGATATAGATGATTATGATATATGATTTAATCGCAACCCTCAATCAAGGAGACACAATGTCAACAGCAGTACTTGCACCCACAGTGGTAACACTTACAATCCCTGGAACGCTTGCAACAACTAGTCTTGTTTCTGTAGCTCTTCCATTTAATGGCAAAATCACTGGCGCATACGTCGCTGTGACTGGAGCACCAGCAGGTTCTGCCCTCACCGCAGACCTTAAGGTTGGCTCTGACGTCGCAGCAGCCTTCTCAATCGCAGCAGGCGGTTTTGCAGACGCAGGAACGCTTACAGCAGTCAACTGCGACTTCGTCGCCGGCGACCTTATTCACCTCGACGTGTCGGCAGTTGGCTCTGGCACTGCAGGCTCAAACATGACAGTGGCATTCACTGTTGTTCAATAGTCAAAACACAATTTAGAAAGAGCGCTCCTTCGGGGGCGCTTTTTTTATTTCTACTCGTCGTATGCGTGTTTTGCTAAACCGAGGTCAAACGCTAGTTGTGGGTAGTTGCCGATACGGGAATGGCAAGGTCTACATACGCACATCAAGTTTTCTTCATCCAATATGGAGCCACCCTGAGAGCGTCTAACTATTTCGTGAACGTCAACCGACCGGTTTCTTTGGTACGTGACAAGACCGTCATTTTCCGCAAATACAGGACACGCCTCGCACATTGGTCGCTCTTCAAGCATCTTTTCCACAAGAGGCCGACGAAGTCTATATTCAGCTTCTTTTTTCTTTGACCTATGACGCATATGCGTTGTTCTCGGGTTTTTTGCTATTCCCAATAGCGTCAAATTCCCAGGAGTTGTTAACCGCTGCCCAAAGTGCTTTATCTATGTCTGTTGGCTCAAGGTCAAACCTATCCATCAGTTCGCGATGTTTTAAGATGGCAGCCTTTAAGAACTCGGCATACCCATCGGAACTGCTTTCGCCTGATTCAATCATCATCGTCACTTCATCAAGACGTTTTTCAACATGAAACTTAAAGCGACGTATCTTTGACTTCTTGGCCGCGTAGTGCTCAATTGACTGAGAAAGAAGAAATACGCCGTCTTTGCCCATATTGGTGTACCTAGAAGCGTCGGAGCTTTCATCATTCTCAATTAGAACAATTTGCTCCTCAAGGTTAGAAACCAGGGCGATTAAGCCTCGTTGCCACCTGTTGAGATTTGACTCCATACAGAGATATTCGCGCTGCGCCAGGGATGCATTGTTTTTAACATCCTCCGCTATAAGTCGTGCAAATGCATCGTCGTTCACTTTTTACCGTTCCATTGAGGGCATATTGTGTTCTTGAATGTACACCAGTCGCACAGCCGATGAGGGATAGCCTCCCATTCGCCAGAATCGCATCGCTCAACAACGCCATCCCATACCTTGCGAACACGCTCGACTGTATTTGTTAAGTGTTCCGCCGTTGGCTTCATTGTCATTATTTTGTTGTCTTTTAAGTAAATGAGTTGAAGCTCGTCGACCGGTTTGTCAACATCGTTGCTTAGCACCAGAGCATAAATAAGCAACTGCATAAACTTGTCGCCGGCGTATCGAGGGTTTGGCGATTTTCCGGTCTTGTAGTCGCTGATGACTAGGCCAGAAGGAGATTCTGACCACCTATCGATAAAGCCCTTTATCTGGACTCCATCAATCTGACCATTTAGCTCTGTTTCAATTCCAGCAGGAACAATCTCCAGAGGGTTCTCTACAAGAAAAACATTTTCAATACAAAACCATGATTTCCAACGAAAGTTGTTTATCTCTTTGTCTAAAGAATGTTTACCTGTTTTGACCTGAACTGACTTAACAAGTATTGGCTCAACTCGCTCCCGCCAATTACTGTTTTCCCAAACTTCCGCACTAATGTTTTTTACGGAAAAAATAGTCCTATCTTCTGGCTCCAAAGCATAGAAGTTTTCAAGAACCTCATGAACGAAGTTTCCCATCAGGGTTGCCTCCGTTGGCGGCTCTGGCATCTTGTCAATACGTGTGTACTTGTATTTAAGAGGGCATTGCTCAAACGTGGAAATAGACGAAGGAGATAAATATGGAGGAAGAAGGTCAGTCATTTTCGCCGGTTTCAAAAGTGAGGAAGAGAGCCTTCTCCATTAACGCTTCAAGGTCTGGCTCTGTTGCGGTCACCTTTGTTGGCTTTGGTCGTCCGCCTGCGTATTCGGCCCAAAACGCATTCAGTTCTTTCTTCTGCGAATCATTGAGTGCTTTGGATACGGACACAAAATCATCCCAAAGCTCTGCAACCACTGGGTCGATTGACTGAATGATTTGTTGCTCGCGTTCGGCGGCTACTTCTTCAAGCATTGCCTCTTCTGAGCGTGCAAGGTAAAGGCCAACGCCAATAGTTTGAGCGGCTTTCTTTAGTGCGTCAGATACTGCGCCCTTCATCTCGTCACCAAGGTCAACAATTTCTCCAGCCTTTGTGCGCTTGATTTTTTGACCACCGAACCCGTCGCGAGAGATGGGAAAAACAGCATCAGGGCAATACCACGTCATTCGCACGTGAGCGACGATGTAATCAGGGTCAAGTGCGTCGCGACCGCAAGAGATGATTTCAAAAGACCACTTGTCTACGCCAACAACCTTGTTCAGTCGAGTAATTACCTCGCTAACAGGAATGTACGTAAGGGAGGTTCCGCCCTTTTTGAGCTGACGCTCCATTTCGCGTGGAAATGGTTCACTGAGCATTGAATAGATATCGGACATTTATTTCACCTTTGGTTTACGGACGATAATGCTCGTCTTTGGTTCTAACACTTCACAGTAATTATCAGCATTTACGCCAATAGTAAAGAGCTCTTTTACTCGCCAGTAAGATGGCTGTACAAAACGAAGAACTTCACTTATTAGTTCTTCTGTCGATTTTTGTGATTCGCCTGTTTCCATGTCAATGTTTGTCATAATTAAACGCCTGGCTATTTCTCCAGCGAGCTCGTTGTGTTTCCACGCGCGCCTATCGCTAGCAACTTTTTTCTCAATGCGAATACCGTCACCAAGGTCTACCTCAGGAATATCGGCCATCTCCCTATCAAGCATGGCCGCGACCGTGTCGTACATTGCCCCAATGCTTGCTTTGGCTGTGTACATCGTGAAAAGCATTTGTGCCACTTCTCGATAATCTGGCGATTCAGAAGAAACTGCAGCAGAGATTGCCGAGTCAAGTTCAAGAATTGCATGGTCAAGAGCAGAGACCTTAGAGGCCACATCGCTAGAAAATGACATTTTTTCCTTAATAGATAGATATTGCTAGTAGTTGTTAAACGAGGATAGCAACAGGGCGGCGATATGGCAAGCCCAATCCAGCTAAAAATGTAAAAGCTCCGACTGCGGAGTCGACCTGGTCGTCATGGTTGCACGCTTCAGGAAATGATGAAAGTTCGTCTAACCAGTCGCTCAGCCATGAATTACGCACTATTCGTACGTTTCCATTTGCAACTGCTGCTGCGAAAGGACGAGCGCGAGTAATTTTGTCTCCAGTGGCCCTAATCCCACCAAAGTCATACCCGGCGAGGATGTATCTGGCGTACTGGTCAACCAGGGCTTTTCCGGATGAACCCGGTTCCTGCTCCATTCGAATCTGAACAGCTACGCCATCTTCGTTTGCGGTCTGGGCGATTAACTGCTCAACCTTGTCGCCCTTGACTCTGGCCCGCTTTACGTCGAGAATATAGGCAACCCCCTGGTCAAAAAGCATTAATGTACCAACGGTCCAGTCAGGGTCTGGATTTGAGTGGTTTGGCTCAGTGGCAGCCAAGTCCCAAAATCTGACCACTCTTGCCTGTGGTGTGACAATTGGCACTTCGTGGGGGTCAATAATAACAAAGGAAGTTCTGTCAAACAACGAACCCAGGGTCGTAGCCCACCAGTCGCCCTCTTCAAGGCGACGACGCTCAATCGGGTCAAGGGAAGCCAGAGCCTGGCGGTATGAGTCGGCGTCGATTCCGGGGTTGTCTGTAAGGAGGGAGGGTACAAATATTCGGTTTGTAGTCTCGCCTTCCACGATAAACCTCTGTCTTACCCAGTTTGGCGCAGGGTTAGACGCGGCTCTCATTCGCAGAGGAACCTTGGCTAGCTCACCACTATTAGGGCGACGAAGACGAGAGAAAAGGTATCTGTAGTCAGATTCCCGGATTTCCGTAACTTCGTCCATGCCAATGAACTGGAATTCCGAACCCTTGTAGCGAAGGTAGTCATTTGTGTTGTTCAGGTATCCAAACGAGATTCTTGCCCCAGAAGGGAATGTAGCCACATAGCTATTAGCGTTCCAGTGGACATCGTCATAGTTTGCCATCCATGACCTAAAACGGTCCATGAGAGCTCCAGGAAGCGAAAGGTCAGCGAAGGTTCGACGGAAAAGAATTGCCGAGTACCCAGGAACGTCAACATACTGCAAGGCCGACATTAGAAGCGCAGAGCTCTTTCCTCCACCAGCAGCACCACCAAAAAGGGCCTCAAGAGTGTTTGTTCTCAAAAACACTTTCTGAGTGATTGATGGCTTTTCGGCACAGTATTCGGATATTTTGGGCTCCAAATATTCCAGTACTTTGTTCCAGTCGGTCATTGCTTGCCCTTCGAGGTGTATAGGTATAGATTAGTATGCAACAAGAGAGATTGAGGAGCAGTACCTAGTGTCCAGTGTAAAACAGTCGTACGTGTCAAGAAAAATTGAGCCGCTAATTAAAAAAATTAAAAAAGGCTTATCTAGACGGGCAACCGCCAATCTAATGATGGTTTCGTTTATACTGTTTACTGCTATTGGATGTTTTTTGGTGTACGTGCCCGCTGGCTTCATATGTGCCGGCATATCTTGTGGTTTGTTCGGTTTTCTTCTAGGACAGGAATAAATACTAAATCATGGCCTGGAATATTGGTAATAAAGACCTCGGCGGATTCGAGAAAAAGGCTGGAAACATTGGTCCAGGCGCTCCCGTCGCATATAACCCATCAATGGCTGGTCGGCCATACAAAGACTCGTGGGATATTGAGCGCGCTTACAGAGAAGGCGTTCAGAAGGTCACATGGGTAAACCGCTGTATTGACGCGATTGCTGGCAACCAGGCGAGATTGCCAATGATTATCAGAAAAGACAATTCACCAGATGGTGAAATCGTTCGCAAGAAGAACCCGATTCTTGACATTCTTAACTCGACGGCAAACCAGGGAGAAAACTCCTTTATCTTTAGATATAGGCTTTCTTCACAGCTTTTGATGTCTAGCCGTGGTGCCTTTATCGAGAAAGTTCGTGGCAGAAATGGAGAGGTAGTAGCTCTTCACCTTCTCCCACCACAACACACCTCTCCAATACCAGACCCTAAGCGCTTTGTTTCCGGATTTGAAGTGGACATGCGAAATGGTACGAAAATAATCCTTCGTCCTGAAGATGTAATTTGGGTTCGTCGTCCGCACCCCTTGGACCCATATCTGTCAATGACGCCAATGGAAGCGGCTGGTATCGCAATTGAAATTGAAAACCTTGCAAAAATTTATAACCGTAACTTCCTTCTGAATGACGGTCGCCCAGGCGGCTTGATTGTTGTTCGTGGAGAAATTGACGACGACGACAAGGACGAGCTTAGAAGTAGATTCCGCGGCAACCTTTCAAAGACAGGTGCCGTAACGGTTCTTTCCTCTGACGAGGGTGTTGACTTCGTTGATACCGGAGCCTCACCACGAGATGCCGCGTATATACAGATGCGTCAAATCACTAAGGAAGAAATTCTCTCCGCCTTCGGTGTACCTGAATCGGTTATCGGAAACGCTGCAGGACGCACATTCTCAAATGCCGGCGAAGAAATCCGTGTTTTCTGGGTCGAGACAATGATGCCCCACTTGATGCAGATGGCCAGAGCTCTCGACGCTCTTGACCCCGAGTACTACATCGACTTTGATACCTCGCAGGTTCCCGTTCTTGTTCTGTACAAGCAGGAGCGTGAACGCTATTTGCTCGACGAGCTTCAGGCTGGATTAATTAGCCCAAATGAATACCGTGCCGGAACAGGCAAAAAAGAAATTGATTCAGACTTGATGAACGCAATGCTCGCCAACCCGAACTTGACGCCAATTGGCTACACGGACAAACCGTTTGACTCAACACAGCAACAGCAACTTGACATGATGGGTGCTCAGCAGGGTGCTCCTGGAGCTCCTCAGATGCCAGGAATGCCGCCAATGCCCGGTGCGGTGCTTGGGCAGGAATCAGGAATGATTGGGGCACCAGAGGCTCCCCAAGAGGGAATGACGGCAGCTTTAGCTCAAGAGGCACAAGTAATCCCAACAGAGGTTGGACCGGTTCAAGGATTGTCAGAGAACTTAAACGAACTTCGCTTTAAGTCCATGAACGCGGCAATCGATGAGTGGGACACAAAAGCTGAGCAGGATTCCGATAGATGGGTCGAAATTATGGATAGAAGCCTTGAGCGCCTATTCGACCGACAGAACCGCGTAGTCATCGAGAAGGCAAATGGAGCCAAGGCCAAGAAAAGCCTTGAGTCGGGCAAACTTGAGGGAAGCGCAATATTTGATACCGACGTTTGGAATAAGCAGTTGCAGGAAGACTTGCGACCTGTAATCAAAGCGATTATCGAAGATTCCGCTCGTCTTGCTTCTCAAAAAACCGGAATGCCTGTAGAAATAGACGAAGAAGAGCTTAATGAATACATTGAGCAACAGCTAAATAGGGCCCAGCAGGTCAACAATACGACAAAAGAAGAAATTCTTGCCGCGATATTGATAGCCCAGTCATTGCAAGATGATGAAGATAGGTCGGGAATGCTTAAGGCTGCTCTTGCGGCAATATTCCTTAATCTCCTTACGAAACGCCGTCGTCTTATAGCTGAGCACGAGTCGCAATCTGCCTACAATGCCGGAACATACTTTGCTAGCCGTCTTCTTGGCTCCCCAACAAAGACATGGGTTACCAGAAAAGATGCAAAAGTTAGAGCTGAGCACCTGTTAATGCAGGGCAAGACAGTTGATGTTGGTCAGTCTTTTGATGTCGATGGCGTCAAGATGCGATTCCCTGGAGACCCTTCTGCTCCAGTGCATTTAACAATCAACTGTAGATGCCGCCTCAAGTTTGACACACTTTAAGTAAACTCGCGGACTTTACTTAAAGTGTTCCGCTAGACGACTGTTTAATTGTTTATTATTGAACCTGTCGAAAGGTTTGCTATATGCCATCATCTTTTACAGATATGAATACGACAGAAGAAAAAGCTACAGAATACAAGGCCATTCCTGGTCAGTTCAATGTTGATGAAGCTCTTGGCATTGTTGAATGTTTCGTCGCCGGCATAGGAAACAAGGACTCCGTTGGAGATGTTTGCCTTCCTGGTGCTTTCTCTGGAAGCCTTAAGCGTCGTAAGCCACGTGTTGTATGGGGACACAACTGGAATGAGCCAATTGGCAAAGTTCTAGACATCTACGAAGTTGGTCCCAACGACCCACGTCTACCCATGAAGATGAGACGTGCCGGTATAGGTGGTCTGTATGCTCGCGTTCAGTTCAACCTAAAATCCGAAAGAGGCAAGGAAGCATTTAATAGCGTTGTTTTCTTTGGAGAAGAGCAAGAGTGGTCAATTGGCTACAAGACTTTGGACGCTGTTTTTGACCCATCGCAACAGGCAAACATGCTTAAAGAAGTCGAGCTATACGAAGTATCTCCTGTTTTGCACGGTGCAAACCAGCTAACAGGAACGATATCCATCAAAGCTGACCAGCCATTAAAAGACCCAAAGGGTGGATTAACCGCCGCTGGACGTAGGCACTTTAAGAATACTGAAGGCGCAGACCTCAAGCCCGGAGTTAAGGGCCCAGCAGACACCCCAGAGAAGATGCGCCGCAAAGGCTCATTCCTCACTCGCTTTTACACAAACCCTTCAGGTCCTCTTGTTGATGAAGATGGAGAGCCAACACGCCTAGCGCTTGCTGCAGTTGCATGGGGAGAGCCAGCACCAAAGAACCGTCAGGACGCGGCAGAACTCGCTGCAAAGGGCAGAAGAATGCTCGACAGATACGGTAAGTCTAAGACTAAGGCCGACCCAGCGCAGGGTGGCCAAAAGTGCCCAACTGCAACAAAAGAAGTTTCCGTCAATATAAAAAATAGACAGAAGGCAATCGATAGCGCCGGATATGGCCCACTTAACCCAAAGGAAGCAAACTCAGAGTTTTGGGACAAAAAGGCATCTCGATGGGATGTAACTGCCCAAGAAGCAAAAAAGCAGAAGTGCGGAAATTGCGCTGTGTTTATAAAGACCTCAGCTATGGAAAAGTGCATTCAGAGCGGCCTTGCTGCCGGTGGAGAGCTTGGCGACAGCGCTTGGGACGTTATTGCTGCAGCAGACCTTGGTTACTGCGAAGCATTTGACTTCAAGTGTGCCGCGTCTCGTACTTGCGATGCATGGGTTGTTGGTGGACCGATTACTGACGAATCTTCGAACAGTCAAGAAGTTGCAGAAAAGAGTGCAATATATAAGTCGCCCGAGTACATGTCAAACACTTCAGTTGGACGTATGGCCGAACTCGCAAAAGCCTTGTCGGAAAGATTTAGCTCGCCAGTAAAAATCAGAACAGCAGACAGAGACATGGTTGTTTTCGACATCAGCAATGGTGGACAGTCAACAACAATGAGAATCACCTACTACTTTGATGGCGAAGAATTTATGTTCGGTGAGCCACATCAGGTTCGTGCTGAAACCGTATATCTCCCGGTAAATACTCCTTCCGGAATAATGCCAGGACACGCTTTTCCAGATATGGAGGATGATGATGATTCAGGGGAATACGCTCATGGGGCTCGTGAAATGATTAGAAACGTATCTCAAAAGCCTCACGACGATTGTGGGTGTGGATGCTCTGGTGCGGGAACGTGTGGAGTTCCTGAGCCTTCTATTAGCTGGAGCAAGTTCAAGGAAAGAACCCCTGGGGCCCACCTTTTCGTAAGAGCACTAGGTCAGGAAAAGTCAGACGCGCTAGAGCTAGTAAAGACAGTGTGCGATTATCACGGAATTGAAATGAAAGAACTGGAAGACGGAGTAGCTGTTCCGTTTATCGACTCTTTGTCTGATGACGGATATGAAGCCGTAATGACAGTCGCATCGAATATGTCAGAAGGATTTGACGCAAAGAGTGTTGGTGGGAAACTCCGCCGAGTAGGAAGAATGGCAAACAACTTTGACCGTTTCGACCCTAACGCTATTGACGCCGATGGTGACTCACAAGTTCAAGAAGGAACACGCTTCCAGCGCCCTGCGGCTCCTAGAAACATGCCAAAGGTTAAGCCAATCCAGGTTCCCCGCAGAGAAGATGTGCCACTAAAGCCTTCTGTTCCATCAACCCCAACACCAACCCCCACAAGAGTTCCCGAAAAGCCAAGAGTTCCACAAAGAGCTGGGCGCTTGTCTGGCTCTATGAGCCTTGGTGATAATAGTCTTAGCTGGAGAAGCAGAGATTTCAAGAATCCAGGACCATCTAAGCTCGGTGAGGAAATGGACAAAATCATTGAAACCGTAGACGGTGATTCTGCATGGGACGCATGGGATGAGCTCGATAACAAGCTCGGAGGAATGCTTGATGATATGTCACTTGGCGACCTAGAAGACGCTTTGGATGAAATGAAAGCAAAATTCCGCCAATGGGGAATTGGCATGCAGAACGAATACAACGACGCACTAGCTGACAGGTTGATGTGGGGAGACGAAGAAGGAGTTATTAAACACCTGATGCGTTGGCAAGACATGACAAAACGGCAAGCACAAAAAGAAGCTCCGAGACTAATTGATGAATATGAAGCTGCAAGCCAAAAAGAACAAGCTTTTGAACAGGTTATCGATGCTTTGAAGTCGCGAATTAAAGACATAGAAAAAGCAGAGGACGCATTAAGCGAGGATGATTTTTATGATTAGGTCATTTATTTCAGTAAATAAAGAAATTGATATAGATGTAAAGTCTGGCGAGTTTGTAATTAATTCAGGATTTGAAAAAATTGTACGACTTTTTGTCGAACCTGAAATAATTGATAACCAAGGTTCGGTGACTTCAGGTCAAATATCCATAAAGACAGCAATGCCATACATAGACGATGTTGTAGACACAATCTCTTCTGTGATGGAGTATCACGGCGTTGAGGGGTACCTTGACGGAAACACTATTGTTATTGAAGATGCTGAATACCTAGCTGAAGACACAATCGACGCTTTGGAGACGGCAGTCAAGGGGTTGAACACCTATTTAAAATGACACCGGCCGGTCAGCCATCTGGTCGGCCATCATCAAAGCCTGTTAATGGCGCATCACAGGGTAATAACTACACCCAGGGACGCTCTCCAATAGGTTATGCTACTTCAAGGCAATTAGCGAATATTCAACATAAGTATCAGTGCATAGTAACGGGCGAAAAACGCCTAGAACCGTGCGCCGGATGCACAAACACAAAAGGTTGTCTCACAAGGACACTCCAACACAAGGAGCCATAATGCAAGAAAAAGCTATCGTAAAACTTGACGCTGACGGAAATGTAACGCAGTGCGCAAAAGGCGCAGGCGCGTCTGAATGCGGCTATCAACCGGGCGCAAAGGCATGTGGCAAGTGCGGAGCCATGGCTGTTATGTCCAAGGGTGACATGATGGATGAAGAAGAAGATGACGACGACATGATGGACGAAGAAATGCCCATGATGAAGAAGAAAAAGAAGCCAATGATGGCCATGGACGATGACGACATGATGGACGAAGACGAAGAAGAAATGAAAATGTACGGCGAGTCCGAATTCATGCCTGGTATGAAGCCAAAAAAGAAAATGGGAATGGCTATGCCAGAGATGGACGAAGAAGAAATACCCATGAAGAAGGGTCGCAAGATGTCAATGGGCGTAGACGGCAAAGAGCCTATGTTCCCCATGAAGAAAAAGAAGCCAATGATGGCCATGGACGAAGAAAAAATGATGGACGAAGAGGAAGAGGAAGGCGTAGGTGCGCTTCGCAAGAAAATGCGTATGAACCGTCTCAACTCCATGGGCTTCAAGTCAGCCGACCTCGAAACAGACGAATTGTTTATGTGCCAGTTTGAGCGCAAGGTCTACCCAATGGGTGAGTCCGTGTGCGACAGCTGCCCAGGTGGATGTATGCCAGAAGGCAAGATGCCAGGAATTCTTGAAATCGAAGGAATCGCTGAGGACATGTTCTCAGGCAAGGTTCTTGACTCTGGATACTCAGACGACGCAGACCTTTTCATCGTTGACGTGGAGCGCAAAGATGGCAAGCCTATTGAGATTTTCTTTGATGGCGAAACAGCAGAAGTTATGGGTTGGCACATGCTTAACGCAGACGTTCTCAATGTTAAGTCAGGCCTGCAAAACCAGAGCTTGATTAGCTTCTCTGAAGCCGCAGAAATTGCAACCAAGAGCATCTTTGGTGATGTCGTTGCTGTTGAGCCAGACGTGTTTGAAGGCTTTGACGCATACGCGGTAGAAGTAGAGGGACTTGATGGCAAGTCTTATGACGTTTTTGTCTCTCTTGATGGTGAGCTTTTGGGTTACGACGAGTACACCCTTGATGAGGCCGAGTCAATTGAGGCAGAAGCAGCAGAGATTGCGCTTAAGCGCGCCTACACAGAAGAGTCACGCGAACAGATGGCAAAAGCTGGAAACGCTTTGCCTGACGGTTCTTTCCCAATCAAGGACGAGTCAGACTTGCGTAATGCAATTCAGGCTTACGGTCGTGCAAAGGACAAGGATGCAGCCAAGGCTCACATCATGAAGCGTGCACTTGACCTCGGACTAGAAGAGTTGATTCCAATGAATTGGGTTCCAGAATCCGACAAGAACAAAGCAAAGATGGAAGGCAAGTCAGAAGAAGAATCATTCTTGAATGACCTGCTTGAATTTGAAATGCTCGCAGCAGAGCAGGGAATTGAAGGAGAAAAATAATGCAACACAAAAATGCAGCCCCAGCAGGTGTTTTTCAGCAGTCCAATAAAGCGGATTTTGCTGTTGAAAACAAAGAGGAAGTTTCGACTCCTTCTGGCATTGGTTCCGAACTGAGTGAATCAGTAAAGCCTCAGAAACCAAAAGCCAAGAAGGCAAAGGAAGAAGAGACTACTGAAGCTCCAGTAGTTGAAGTGGCTCCAGCAGCTGAAGAAGCTTCGGTAGCTCCAGTAGCTGAAGAAGCTGTTGTGGTTGAGGTCGTTCCCGAAGAACAGCCGTCGACCGAAGAAGAATCAACAGATTCAAAATAGCCTAAGTAGCACCCCGGTGCACTCCGGGCAAATAGAATTGAATGTACATAGTCGTTCATAAATGGAGTGCCGATGGCTGAACCGCGTAAAAAACACAGTGATATAGAGCGAAAGCTTATAAATACTGTCTTTTCTGACGACTTCGAACTAAGAGGATTTGGTGCCGGACATCTCTACAAGGCAGAAAAAAATACTTCTGAAGACGACAAAGAAGTAAAAAAGAAAATCTCCAAACCAGCAAAAACGCCTTTCAAGCAATGGGCAAGAGACTGGCAAGAAGGCGACGCTTTGCCCTTCATGCCGCCCGGTAAAATTCTTCAGCTTGACTCGCTTGGAACAAAGCCAAATAAAAAACCATTATTTCGGGATGCGGACCCTACCCGCAAAAGAAGCCTTAATGAAATAGGCCTAATGTCAAGCAAGTCGGTTCTTGGCAGAACTATTAACAACATGCCAGGAGCAATGCAAATCATTGCGATGGTGGCAAAGCGTAGAGGCATCCCAGTAGATGACCAGGGCAAGCTCAGATGTCCTGCAGGAACACCGGCAGCAAACCAATTTACAGACCTTCAGATGTCGAACTGTATGGTTCCATCTGCCGCAACAGCCGCTAGAGAAGCAGCAGGTGCCGTCAGAGGCGCTGTAGGCGGTTCAAGCCCTGCGGGTAGTGCGATTGTTGGCTCTGTAAGTATTGGCGGCAGAGTGGTAGACGCTGATGGAGACAGCGTTTACGGAGCCCTAGAAGCTGCTCAAAGATTTTTGATTTTTAAAAAAAGACGCGCAGCAAGAGAAAAACTTGTATCTCAGCTTTTTGGAAACTTTAGGTCTAATGCTGGTGCAAAAAAGGCACTTCTTCGAGCTTTCCCCAAGATGGATAAAGAGAGTTTAGACAAGTTTTTAAATGACTTTAATGGTCTTAGCGGGCAAGACCTGGCTGACTACCTCGACATGCGTGAAGCGTTTATTGGTTCCCTTCTCTATGAAGCTTCAAAAAATAGAGAAGCTGCAGAAACTGCTGAAATAGTTTGGGAGTTTGGCGAAGAACTTTTATCTGAAGGAGAGGGTTTTCAGGTTCAAATAGAGACTGGAGAGGACTCTCAGCCATTTGTTCTTTTTAGATACAGCCCAATAGGTCTAGTCAACGTAAAAAACAACATACAAGAAAACCATTTAGCAAACGGCACAAGCAACGACCCAGACAACCCACAAAATGCATCTGACTTTGGTTCATATGTTGGCACTCACGAATTTTTTCACTTAGCCGATTTTCATGAAACATTTAAAAAGCTTGGTCTCGACATAAACGACACAAATTATAACTCTGCAATTGAAAAAATTGACAACATAATAAACGGAGATGTTAATGGGGCTTTAAGCCAGGGTCTAATAACTCCAGAACAACACGCTCTATGGAACTTGCATGAAAAATTAAAGTCCGACATTGCGTCTGGCGTAAGCAACGAAGATGCACTAGATAGTTTTTACGAAGAAATAGCTAAGTTTTTTACAGAAGGAACAGGCCTGTATACGCCTGAAGTTGCTGCAATTATGAAAGATGTTGTTGGCTCAAAATACGGACATCAAAGCAACATAGAAAACAAGGCAGAGCTCGGTGCTGCTGCCTCTTATTTTCCAGAACTACTTCAGCAAAGAATAGACGAAATAAACGAAGACAGAATAATAAACGGCATACCCCCCATACCTGACCTTGACGAATTAATGAAGGACATGTTTGGCGGTGATGTAATAACACCCCCATCGCAAAATACGCAGATACAGAGACCAGGGGTGGCAAGGAGAACCGTTCGAGCTGCCCGGGCACTCAAGAATCCTGATGGTCAAGATTCAGACACCGAAGATGTATCAGACATAGACGATGCTGCAGTACTTGACTATTTAATAGACACTGCAGGAAATATAAAAAAGTCAAATTTAAGACGACAGAAAAACATAAGAAAAATGTCGCTCGACCTTTTGTTTGATGCATACACAGAAGATGAAATAAAAAACATACTTGCATCTATCCCTGTTAGTCAGCGTGGCAACAATAGATACATCACGAGTCTTTTGAAGGTACCAGAACGCTTTTCAGGCTCCAGAACACCTTCGGGTTCTAGAAGTCCCCGAGAGCTTGATTGGCTCGACCTTTTAGCTAGGGCCGACAACGAGGGCTGGATTGATTTTACAACCATCTCCGACATGTACACGCTCCGTGGTGGCGGAAGCCCAATGGACACTGCAAAGGCAAACGTTCGGGCGCTAAGACGTTCGGTGCAACAAAGACGCGAAGACCGCGAGCAAAGAGCTACCACAAAAGCTCAAACGAGAAAACTTACGGGCAGCATGGGTAACCCACGCCTTTCTAAAGTTTCTGGCTCAATGGCTTGGGTCAGAAGAAACGGTGTTAGATGGTGGGAAGACGAACCAAAAAACAATCCAAAGCCAGACAGCCGTGTTTCTGCGAGCATAAAACCACTAAAAGACGGAAAAATTTCAATTAATTGGGGTGACGAATCTTGGGAATTTGATTCTTCTAAAGACGTAGATAAACAGTGGAAAGAACAAGTTTTAAAAGACTGGGCAAAGTTTGATGGCAACTTCTCAATGCGTTACGTCTCTTCAATGCTTATGGGAATGGATGTTCCAGATTCGAGCGGATATAACGAAGAAAAAGACGATGGAAGCAATTCAATTCACGACGCTCTTGTTTCTGGAAAAATAAAAGGACTTGACGACAAGCAGAAAGCTGAAGTCAAAAAAGCCGTTGAACAGGCTGTAATAGCTCTTCTTTCTATAGAAAAAGACGACAACGTAAAGGACTATGACGCCTACCGAGGCCTTAGTGGCGTCAATGAGAATGCATCAATCCTGAAAGCTAAAGTCGGTGACGAAATAGAGATGCCTTTGTCTGCATTTACCCCATCAAAAAACTGGGCGTCTGAAATGGCCGAGTTTAACGACGAAGGTGAGGGTGTACTTATCCATCTTCTTCCAGGGGCGCATTCGACAGCAGCTGATGAAAAAGTTGATAAAGACAGCGATGAATACTGGGCTAATGCTTTTGAAGTTGTTTCATCAGGAAGATTTGAGGTTGTAAAAGTTGACTCTCCAGACAATGAACCGACGGTCGTAACGCTTCGTCAAACAGCAGTATTTGACCCAAAGACATCACAGTTTAAGGCTCCCTCCAGAAAGCTTTCCGGAAGCATGAGTTCTGGAGAAAAAAAGGAAGCTGTTCAACGAACTAATGCAAGCATGGAAGAGAGGGCAAAAGAAATTGGGCTTGACCTCAAAGAAAAACCTTCACAGGAAAGAGTCGACAAAGAAATAGATAGACAGCTTGCAAATCTTGAATACTACAAAGAAGAAGCTGCCAAAGAAATAAAACTCCCAGATAGAACAATAGAATTTATAAAAGCCCAAGTTGAAGCAGGGCAGTTCTTAACTAGCTCAGAAAGCGATTCGTACGGCAGGGTTAACGATGCTCTTCAAAGCATATTGATGGGCGCTGCACAGGACCCATCGCTTGGTCTAACTAGAGATGGTGGCGTTCCCATGAATCTCCGGCTAGAGATAACAAAACAGATGCACTTAGCGCGAGGCGACTCTGAAGCAGCTAAAAAGGTTGATGATTTTAGAGAGTATCTAAGAACAGCATCACCGCAGCAGCTCAAAGAAGACCTCGCAAATGCAGGCTCATCATATGGTCGTTCAATAGACAGACATGTGGTTGTTCAAACAAGAAGTATGAAACCTTTTGCCAAAGGCGCCCACTCAATCCTGACACATCATGACCTAGAAGAAAAAGAAAAACTCGGCATTCAGTCAATGAACTGGATGGGTGATTCGATAACTAGTTCCGCCAGAATGAAAACAGAAGCAAATCTTCTTAATATCCCAATGGAAGATACTGCTGATATCAGGGCATTGCGTCCAAGTTCTGGCTACATTGTTCCAAGCAAGCTAACAAAAGCAAGAGTCGACCGCTTTAAAAAAATATACGGCGACGACGTGAAGGTAATGCATGAATTACCAGTTGGAGCACCCGTATCGGCAGTGGCAGGAAAAGTTGTAAAGAACTATGGCGGCTCGTCTTTTATATTAAGACCAGAAGTTGCGGAACGGACAAGAGTGTACAACGGAGACACGGTCGACGTTATGGGGAATGAGCCCCCTCCTATAAATCTTGCCGATATGGACCAGGAAGGAATATTCCTATCTAGCGCCCTGGGTCTTCTTTATGACTATAAATCAGGAGAAACAGAGGTAACCCCAGCCAGTGCTTTTGAATCAACAGTAGATGATGGGAGCGGAAGAAGAGCATATAAAGAAGCTCTTGTTCTGGGAAGGTTTAAGCCAGAAGAAATTGAAGCAATAGCTGCACCTGTTGCTGACTTTAGAAAAGGTGTTGGCGAAGGCTCTGTGCGTGGGATGAATTTAGACTTTGATGCAAATTTAAGTCTCATCATTGACTTTGCTCAATCTCGGGACGAAATGCTTGAACAGTATGGGATAGAGCTAATCCCGTTGTTGAACTTCGGTCAACTAAGTACAGAAAATGTTGAACTATTCAATCCGTCAATGTCTAAAGGTTTTTTTGAACAACTAACTGAAAAACGAGAAGATAAACCAGACATCAATGACTACGTAACAAGCCCAGAAACAACGCCATATGAAGTGTGGTTAAAACTACAACTCGACACCCTAAAGGGAGGCAATAGCCCGTTTATGGAGTACAGAGGTGAAGACGGAAAAGAAGATGAACTTGAGAGAGTTTCCTCTAGAAGAAATAAGCAAAAAGAAAACGCTACTAGCGGACAAAAAGAACAACAAGAAGAAGAGATTGCAAGAGAAAAAGTTCGCACAGAAATTGCTGAGGCCGGAAGACTTGCTCAAGAGCAAGCTCAGGAAACCGAAGACTAAATGTTAGTCTATATAAAAAGAAGATTAGACAGTTTAAAATGAAGTACAGATTTGGTTCAAATATTTTAAAACAGCACAAAACTGAGACAAAAGCCTTGATGCAACAAGCTCGTTTTGACCCAAACGCAGAAGACGGCGATGGTGACGGATTCGTTCAAGAAGGAACAAGATTTAGAAGACCGGCTCCAAGGAGGGCTGTTTCTCGAGTAACCGGAAAAATAAAAGGAAGAATCTCTGGAAGCACTGGTAAATATGGAATTGCATCCAACAAAAATGTAAAAACATTTAATGGCATGGACCATCAGCATGTCCTTGAAGCTGTTGGTTCAATTATTGATTCTGTCGAAAAAAAATACGGAAAGATAACTACGGTAAAGGAAGCTGTAGATGCGTTAAAAACAGTGTTCGGAAAAGTTCAGATATTTCATATGGGCCCCAACACCGGCAGGGATGGGAAGTCGTCCCTAACCGACAGCCTCACTCAGTCTGAATCGGCCGTCATCGCAGCGCTGCTGTTTGCCTTTAATGGCATGCCAGAGCTCAAGAAAAGAAGGCTCGTTCTTTCTCACGAGATAAGCGACGGAGCATTTTCAGGGAACGGTTCTACCGGAGTTCTTCGTAAGACAAACGCAAAAGGCGGACCTGATTTTCCAGAGTTTGGAGTTAGGGTAAACATTCCGTTTAACGAAAATCTTGCATCAGAAATACTTGACGAAAACAATACGACCAACATAGACGGTGTTTCAAACCAGCTAACAAAAGCACTTCTTGTGCACGCTCAGTCACTCCCTCCCGGTGGAGAAAAAGACGCATATGAAAGAGCCGCGTTTGTTTCTAGCTTTATGGGTGTGACTGTGCACGAAGCAATACACGCTTTGGATTTGCCGAGAAACGGAGACAGGCTTAATGAAGAATTGCTTAAGAGAAACCCAAACTTAACAACAGAAGAGCAAATGGAGCGAGCAAGACTTCTTGAGTCAAACAGTGAAGAATTTTTTATAAAAAATTATTTGATTTCAAAATCTCTTCAAAACATTCAAGCCTCAGAAGCCGGGGTCGCTATTTTGATGTCACAATCCTACGAAGAAGATTCTGAAGAAGATTTTTTATCTACCGCTGCACTTCAAATATCTCAACTTGAATCAGTAAAACAAGAACTTAATCAACAGATTAAAGAAATACAAGATGCGGCCAATGACCCTAACGCTTCCTTTTTGGACATATTTACGGCAAGTGCAGTAATTCCAGATATTCAAGAAGCTATTAGCAGAATAGACCTAAGAATAAACAGAGTTGACAAAATACAAAAAGACTTGACAGAAAAAATAGCCAAAGGCAGACAACAGGATAGCTTGATAGCAAAACTGCGCGACATTGTGTATAGAGACGGTCTTAACTATCTTTTTGATATAGCTCCGCCAGGTCACCCTGGCCACAATAAAGACGTCGACATGACAGTAGACGCTTTTGGAAACGAAATTCCAACTCTTGATATAAATGGAAAAAAAACCAAAGTAAACAATGCGACTTGGGAATTTGCAAAATCAATGCTTTTCGCTTTTAAAAAATCTCCAGATTTCCGCGTTGAAGCTGAACGTGCCGGATTCTCTTTAGCTGATGTAGAAGACGACCTGGACAATATTTACATATCAAAAGATGCAAATGGTAAAGATTTTTTTGACTTCAATAAAATAAAAAGCAACGTGGGTCAAGACACTCTTGACAGCATGATTGAATCTATAGCTCAGCTAAATACCGTAAGCAAAATGTCTTCACACTGGCCCTCAGACATTGAGGACAGAGAAAAATGGGAAATAGTTGACTGGATGAAAATGATATCCCAGTATGGCTCTTTGTCTCATTTTAGATACAGAAACGGCACAGACAAGCCTTCAAAAGATAATATAATATCTGTAGAAGTGACCGCAGAACTTATTACATCTCTCATATTTGGAGCAGGTGCTGCCCGAGTTCCAATGTCTCCACAGGTACGGTCGGGTGTAATAAAGATGCTTAATTGGGTATATGCTGGCGACAGTTGGAAATCCATGCTTCCAGAAATTTCATTGAAGGCTTTAGGTATAAAATGAGTGAAAACAACAAATTAGATAATGACGATAAAGTTTTCAGTTTTTCTTTCCAGAAAAAAGCCAATCCCGAAAAAGCCGGCGAAGAACTGGTAAAATCTTCTATAGAAATAGGAGATGATGGTTCATCGACCATTATTGACCGTTTTACTAGCATGCCATCCTCACTAGAAGAAGCAGTGAATAGCCCAAAGCTTTTTAAAAACGTAAAAGAGTACATATCTGAACTTAGGCGTGTAGCTGGCCTTGATATGGAAATAGAAGAATTCTTAGAACTTAAAAAAGTGGAAAACAGGAAAAAAAATGCCAAATGATGAATCAATAATCCCACGTGGGGCAAGAATTTCTGAAAAAGCGACTCCGATAGACGCAATTCCGCAAGAAAGAATTACCGGCGACCTCCTGAAAGGCAGAGGGCCACGAAGAGGGAATCTTGAAAGGCTGCTTCGCTACTGGCGTCCAATCATGAGAAAGCCCGGTGGATTCCGCAGATGCCGCGTCATTCTTGCCGACCATCCGGAGCTTTATCCGTTGAACAATATCTGCGCCTGGCTTCACCACGAGACAACTGGCCTGTGGCCAAACGAGGGATGCCACCACCCTGGAATGAAAAACTGTAGAAAAAAAATACGAGGCGTTGTTCGTGGCTCGGTGTGGAATGACAACGAATTCGACGACAGAATAAGAAAAATTACATCACGTGCTGGCGGGAAAAGCCTTAAGTATTCAGGGATTGATGGCGGAGAAGAGCCATTTAGTCCTGTAATAACTAACGAGGACATGGAACACGCTTTTAAAGTTCTTAGTGATTTTATAGAGATGGAACCAGATTGGGTTTCATATATTAACGACGAATCTAGCTGGGTACACCTTGGAGACGATGACGAAGACGAAGATGTCTACCATCAGAGAGTCTCGGCACCTGGATGTACTTGCGGAAAGTGCTGAAGTGGAAAACGCGCAGGAACCTGAGCAAAGAAAGGCATACCGAGTAGTTCGGTACAAGTCTGCAAGCCTGGCTATTTCTCGCGACCCTATTTTCTATGGACCGTTAGTTGGAACAAACAAGTCAGTTTTGGTCGAATTTAAAGCCAAAGCACAAAGACAGGGTGGAAGAAACAGAATAGATTACAAAGCAGGAATAACTGGCTCAGGTAGTCGTTTTCTTCAAGGAGTACAGGGCGTTGTGTCTACTGTTATTCCCGGAAACCCATCAGCGCTTCGTAGTCCTGTCCGTTCGAGACTTTACGCAGCAGCCACCCCCGGTGGCCCTCCTGGGTTGTCCGGAATTTCTCCGGCGTCAAGAGATAGAGGCTACAGATGCCCAGAGGGATATCAGTACGGTGGAAGATTTACTGACAGCAGGTTCTCGACTTGTGGACAAAAGCTATTTGAAATAGCGGGTCGCATAGGAGCTTCTATTGCGCAGATTGCGGAAGCGACACAGAGAGCAGTTGCCGGTCAGACAGTTTCAGGAAGAAACGTAAACTTTGGCGATGCGCCTGGAGAAGTGATTACCTCTCGCGCTGCCCAAATACCTAGAGTTTCTAATTTTGATTCTAAAAGATATAACGACTCATCTGAAAAAATTGTTTCTGAGATGGTTTCTTTTGCTGGTCCTGCTACCCGAATGGTAAGACGGGATGGTTTCTCCCTGACGCCGGTGGTTAGTGCCGCGGTCTTGCGTACAGTGCCAGATAACAGAGACATGGAAAGCGCAAACTACATCGTTTACGCCGACAAACCATCGTCAATCGGAACAAGCGACGAAATAGGTCTTCTTTCCAATACTGGGGTGAGAAAACTTACCTATGTTCTTCCTGGTGGTTCTACTATTTCCCTGGAAAAAGCAAGAACACTAACCGTTGGTGAAAGAAGAAAACTCGGCAGAACCATAAGAACGCTTGAGTCCATAAAGACAGACTCGGACCCCGCAGCAAAGCTAAAGGGTTTGGCCTCCGAAATGGGAAGTGGAATAGCTTATACCGAGTCATTTAAGGTCGAGAATGCAAACGACCTAGTTGACGCCGTGATTCCAGGAACATCAAATGTCAAGCAAGTCCGACGTTGGTATTACGAAGCGTTTTTGCGTTCCGGTAAGGGCAAAATGCCCGACCGGGCTGAGGCTTCTTCGCAGTCAACAAATGCAAAAATAATTGGCAAAAAAATTGAAAACCTTCAGAACGCCATAAAGCACTTAAACAGCAACGGAAATGTCTCGGACATTAGTCCGGCAATTGTTGCGGAAGCAATCAAGAGAAGCCGGATGTATAAAAAGCGAATGCTTAAGAATGGCCTTGTTGCCTTCGACCGGGCTGATGGTCAAACATTCATAGAGATACCAGCTTCGCAAAACTTTGAGCATATTGGTGCTGCTGTAGCAGCCGATATTCAGTCATACCTTGGATTACCAACCCCTGACGTTGTTTTCACTGGCTCGGGTACAAGAAGGCCTTATCTTCTCCAGGAGTCGGTAGACGTCCTAAAGCGTGCAAAAGTCAATAGAGAGCTTAGCTCTGATAAAAATAACAGCGAAGACATGCTTCGCATAGCGGTTAGTGACTTCATTTCTGACACTCGCGACAGGGATATTTCGACGATAACTGCACTAGAAACGGGCGGCACAGACAGAGCAATATCTTCAATAAATAGAAACTCCGCACTTTCTGGTCTTGGAAGAACTGCCGCGCAGCTTAGAAGACAACTGCAAGCAAACTCGTTCTATAGCTCAGAATACCTAAACATGATGAAGTCAAATTTTGCTAAGCGTTCAGAAGCGCAGAGACGTCTTGCTATCAAGCTTTTTGATGCCATGATTGTTCGCTTGAGAGAGTATGATATTAGTGAAATGAGTTCACGTTTATCTTTAGACGGAGAATTCACGCAGTCAGAAAAAAGCCACATAAAACTAATCGAGTCGCTAATTGAGTCGAGAATAGAAATGCTTACAAAGACTCGCAAAACATTCCTAGACATAATTGGACTTGAATCATGAGCAAGATTGCATACGTTAAAGACGTAACAGATGATTCTATTTTTGCTGTAGTTGTCGAGAAAAACAACACTTTTTTTAGCTTCGGAACTGGTCCAACTGCTTCGGCCTGGGCAAAACAATCGAACGCAAAAAAGCAGAAATTTCAGGACATTAAAGACAACCTTGATGTCATGCTCTACATTTCTCAGCCTAAAAACGCCTCGTCTGCAGAAATTGACTCCCTCTCATCTATTCTCGATATTGAGGCAGCTAAGAAAATTATCTCGATAATCGGTGGTGAAGAAAAAGAAGAAGAGATAAAAGTAAAATCCGAGCAGCCCTATTCGGACGATGCAACACAACGTCACGAACCAGAGGTCGAGGAAGATTACCTTTCTTTGTCTGACCTGCCCATGAGGTATGTCGACGTTCAGTTCAAAAGAAATGCCATTAACTACAAGACAAAGGCATTTACTCTAGATAGACAAATCTCGTCCCTGAGACTTGAAGCAAAGGGAGCAAGAGCTGTTTTTGACCCAAGCGCACGTGGCGGTGTTGGAGCATGGAGATGCCCACAGGACACTCCGTATGGAGGCCAGTTCACAAACAAGTTTGGCCGTGGTTGCACCTGGGGTGTGTCTAGAAGAATAGGTCGAGCGTTTACCGCTTTTGCCGGGAACGACCTTGGCAAAATTAGAAAGATTGGCGAAACCTTAGAAGACTTTGGAGATTCTCGTCTTTCTACAGCGGCCGACCGTAGTGGCAGAAGACTTGACAGAAGAGCAAGAGCAGCGTCTCGTCCACCGGCGCGAGAAAGAGTTGCTGAAAGACTGGCAACAACTTTAGAAAATGCTGCAGGTGGCGTACGTTCACGCTCGGCAGACAGAACACAGCGTCGTGCTAATAGAAGAACTGGGACCACTCCGGCACCTAAAACGCCAAAACAGTCTTCCACCCCTGTTGAAGAGTTTCTCCAAGACATTAAAAAAAGAAACTCTAAGCTGTCCTTGGAAGATGCATCTTACATTATTGACACATCGAACCCAGATTTATGGGGCGTAATCAATAGGAACGATACGCCACCAGGCGGTGACTGGAAAGACATAGTAGAGCTCTTTACTCGCGATAGTA